TTGGTATGAAGAAAATAAAGAAGAAATATTAGAAAAAGCAAAAGAAAATTATGAAGAAAATAAAGAACAAAAATTAGAATATCAAAAACAATATGTTCAAGAAAATAAAGAAAAAATAACAGAATATCAAAAACAATATGCTCAAGAAAATAAAGAAAAATTATCAGAACAAAAAAAAGAATATCGAGCAGAACACAAAGAAGAAGCTTCAAAGGCCAATAAAGAATGGAGAGAAACTAATAAAACAAAAATTCAAGAACAAAAAAAACAGGTTATTGATTGTGAATGTGGTAATAACTATACATTCGGAAATAAACATAGACACCTTCAATGTAAAACTCATATTGATTATCAAAATCAACTTTGTGGTATTGTAAAAGAACAAGAACCCACTATATCTCAAGAAGAAAAAACAGAAACAATCAAACAAAAACAAAAGGAATATAGAGAGAAAAATTCTGAAAAAATTAAAATTTTTAAAAAGGAATATAATGAATCACATAAAGAAGGTATTAAAGAACAGACACAAAAATATTATCAAGAACATAAAGAAGAAATTAAACAAAAAACTAAACAATATGTTGAAGAAAATAAAGAAACTGTTAAAGAATATAAAGATGAATGGTATCAAAAAAATAAAGAAAAAATTTTAGCTAAACAAAAAGAAACTTTTACTTGTGAGTGTGGTTCTGAAGTAAGATGTGCTGGTAAAGCAGAACATAATAGAAGTATTAAGCATAAAACTTACACTGAAATTTTAATCACATAATCTATTTACACAATTGAAGAATTTTAGAACTTGTAAAAATAGCACAATTAATACGAAAGTAACATACTTAAATTTAAATATGTTATTTTTATTTTTCTTCGTTTGATTGACGAGTTCTTTTTTATATTTCAAATTCAGGATTTATCCATCATATAAAATTATAATAATATCATAATATAATAATGTGTTGGAATGAACATGTATCTTTAAATACTTTTTTATTCAGTAGTTTTGTATTGTTGCTTATTTTTTACAACAATACATATACACAATATAAAATTAAAGATTTTAATAGTATGTGGATGTATCTTTTTTTTATTTCTTTTATTTGTATGCAATTAATAGAATTTTTTATTTGGCGAAATATAAATAATACTTTTTATAATCATATTTTTTCTACAATAGCCGCTATATTATTATTTATTCAACCAATAATTAGTCTTATGTTATTACCAAATATATCATTAAGAAATAACTTATTAGTTATGTATTCAGTATTTTTTATTCCATATTTTACATACAAATATATTACTAATAATATGAAGACTAAAATAAGCAATAAAGGGCACTTAGCGTGGTTATTTTTTGATACAAATATTTTATTATTTTTTGCATGGTTATTGTTCTTTTTATTTAGTTTTTTTTATACACGAAGGATTCATGGTCTAATATTTGGTCTTGTTTTATTCTTTATTTCTTATTACAATTATCGTGAAGATAAAACAATTGGTTCAATGTGGTGTTGGATTGTAAATTCAATTATGCTTTTTTATGCATTTTATTTATTATTGTATTTACCATTTTGCGAAAAAGCGTTGTGTGGGTATTGAAATGTTAAATATGTAATTCATCATATTCATCTTCATTATCTAAGTAATAAAAAATTCAGTCAGTAAGGACGTTTTCACTATATCGATTTTAGACATTTTGAAAATATACATATTTATATAATAAATTGAAAAACCTACTTAAAGAAAGAAAAAAGTCACTTTATTTATCTTGAATTGATGTAACCTTAGAAATATTCTTGATTATTTTTTCTTTCTTATCATCATCTGTTTCCATAGCTTCAACAATCATTTTATGATATATATCAGATGTTTTAGAAGAAGAATTACCGTAATCAGGATATTTCTCTCTAAATGCAGGTAATAATCTTATATTTTTATTAGCTACTCTTGTTATAACTTTTTTTAATTTAGTTTTCTTTTCATCTTCTTTATTCCATTCTCCTTCGTCTTTTATATACATAGTTTCTCTTTTCTTGTCTGTGCAATGAACTGGTCTAATCGTCTCATCTAAGTTATTTAAGTTTTTCACTATTATTTTCGAAATCCCTTCTACATATCCAAGCTCGCCTACTTCCATCAAATCAGTAAGCTGTAATTTAATGGAATCTACAAAATCGGTAATATTCATAGCATTTTTACAGGTTTCATTTAAAAAGAAGTTTAGGTTAAAAGCTTTGTTATGAGAATTGGTATTGTTAGTAGTATTATTATTATTCATAGTATTATGGGTTCCATTCTTTACAATTTCTAAAATTAATTCTTTTATATCAGTTTGTTCTTTTCTTAATTCAGAGTTTTCCTTAAGTATTTCGGAATTTTGTTTAAGTATCATCAAAATCAACTCATCTTTATCAACTGATTCTTTTTCTTTTTCTTTAATTTCAGATAAAACTTCTGTTGTGTTTTCATTATTCGGAAAACCGCATTTTTTGTTATGTCTCCATAATCCAGCTCTGTCGTTAAAAAAATTACTACAGTTATTACATTTATAAGTTTTTTTATTTAGGACATTTTGATTGTCTAAAGAGTTGTTAATATTGTTTTTATGCTTTTTGGTAAGAATATGCTTTTTATAATCTTTTGAATAACACGTAACATAATCACATATTTCACAAAAAAATACTTTAGGAGTTTTATAGGACGAGTTTGTTGTCATTATCCCTTAATATAAACAACGATAAATTCCTAAATCATTTTCCGCAAAAAATATATAAAAAAATATCATAACAAAATAAAAATAGTTGGTTTAATTTGTGACGATATTTTTTTTTATCGTAATAAAAAATTTCAGTCAGTAAGGACGTTTTCGGCAAGTCAATTTTGGACATTTATTTTTGTCCATTTTGAGAAAATCAAAATACTTTTCACTTTTCAAAAATATTTAATTTTATATAATAAATTGAAAAACCTACTTAAAGCGAAGTAACCTAATTTTAATAAATTACTCTTTAATTGTTGTAACCTTAGAAATATTCTTGATTATTTTTTCTTTCTTATCATCATCGGTTTCCATAGCTTCAACAATCATTTTATGATATATATCAGATGTTTTAGAAGAAGAATTACCGTAATCAGGATATTTCTCTCTAAATTCAGGTAATAACCTTATATTTTTATTAGCTACTCTTGTTATAACTTTTTTTAATTTACTTTTCTTTTCATCTTCTTTATTCCATTCTCCTTCGTCTTTTATATACATAGTTTCTCTTTTCTTGTCTGTGCAATGAACTTGTCTTATAGTCTCATCTAAGTTATTTAAGTTTTTCACTATTATTTTTGAAATTCCTTCTACATATCCAAGCTCACCTACTTCCATCAAATCACTCAACTGTAATTTTATGGAATCTACAAAATCAGTAATATTCATAGCATTTTTACATGTTTCATTTAAAAAGAAGTTTAGATTGAATGCTTTGTTATGAGAATTGGTATTGTTAGTAGTATTATTATTATTATTATTCATAGTATTATGAGTTCCATTCTTTACAATTTCTAAAATTAATTCTTTTATATCAGTTTGTTCTTTTCTTAATTCAGAGTTTTCCTTAAGTATTTCGGAATTTTGTTTAAGTATCATCAAAATCAACTCATCTTTATCTGTTGGTTCTTTTTCTTTTTCTTTAACAATATTGTCAGCTTTATATGTGCATTTTTTTTTATGTCTATAATAACTGCTATCATGAGAATATGATTTTCCACAATTACATATAAAATTTTGATTATGATAAGAGGATAAATTTACAAAATCTACTAGCATCTTACTAGCATTTTCTAGCTTGGTATGTTTTGATGTTAACATATGTTTATTAAAATCTTTTTTACTACACGTTTCATAGTTACAAGATTCGCAGAAATAATTATCTGGATTTTTCAGGGATTTTATACTAGTAAAATTATTAATATGCTTAATACAATTCATATGCTCATTATATTGTTTAGGACTTTTACATTGTAAATTACATATATTACAGAAATAATTTTTTATATCAACATAAGGTGGACAGCTATTTAAACATGCTTTCATGATATTATAATGTTCTTGTTCTTTTATTCTAGCCTCTATTGAGTCTTTACAACTATATTTTGCTATTTCAACCATATCCCAATTCTCCCAACCTCCATTTAATCTTATTACATTATAAATTTTCAAAGTATTATTTAAATTGTTACATGCTATTTTGTGACTGTATTTTCTTTGAATAAAATTAGTAGTATGTCCAACATACACATCTGTTATGCTTTCATCTTTACAACAAATTTTATATATAATAGTATTAGAATAATCAACGTCTTTTTTCGGCATCTTATTTTATATTATATTATAAGATTTTTTCTAAATATTAATCTTATAATATCTTTTAATGAAAATATTAAAAATTTTCCAAAAAAAAATTACAATCACAAAATAAAAATGTTTGGTTTAATTTGTTACGATAAATTTTCATTATCGTAATAAAAAAATTCAGTCAGTAAGGATGTTTTCGACAAGTCATTTTTGGACATTTATTTTTGTCCATTTTAATAAAATCAAAATACTTTTCACTTTTCAAAAACATGTAATTTTATATAATAAATTGAAAAACATACTTAAAGAAAAAAGTCATTCATTCATTCATTTATTTATCTTGAATTGATATAACTTTAGAAATATTCTTGATTATTTTTTCTTTCTTATCATCGTCTGTTTCCATAGCTTCGACAATCATTTTATGATATATATCAGATGTTTTAGAAGAAGAATTACCGTAATCAGGATATTTCTCTCTAAATTCAGGTAATAACCTTATATTTTTATTAGCAACTCTTGTTATAACTTTTTTTAATTTACTTTTCTTTTCATCTTCTTTATTCCATTCTCCTTCGTCTTTTATATACATAGTTTCTCTTTTCTTGTCTGTGCAATGAACTGGTCTAATCGTCTCATCTAAGTTATTTAGGTTTTTCACTATTATTTTCGAAATCCCTTCTACATATCCAAGCTCTCCAATTTCCATCAAATCACTCAACTGTAATTTTATGGAATCAACAAAATCGGTAATATTCATTGCATTTTTACATGTTTCATTTAAAAAGAAATTTAGGTTGAATGCTTTGTTATGAGAATTTGTATTATTAGTAGTATTATGAGTTCCAGTTTTAATCACATCCATCATGATATTTTGTGTAGATATATGTTGAGTCATTATCATATTTTTCATTTCTGAATTTTCTTTCATTAAGTATTTCATAATCTCTTTAAGCTCATAAATTTCATCAGAGTTTTTTTCTTCTTCTTCATAATCTTCTTTTAGTTTACATTTTTGTTTATGTCTCCATAAAGATGTTCTACTATAATAAACAACTCCGCAATTACAAGCATTATTCTCTTTTTTCTCTTTTTTCTCTTTGTTTGTTCCATTTTGTTTCATTTGTGACTTATTTATATGTTTTGATGTCGTTAGATGTCTATCATATGAAAATTTCACACAACATTTATAATCACAACAAATACAATAAAAAGTTGTTTCTCCTTTTTCTCTTTTTTCTCCTAAATTTGTTTCATTTTGTTTCATTTTGTTTCTATTGAGAAAATATTTTTAAGTTTTTTTAAAAAAAAATACAATAACAAAATAAAAATAGTTGGTTTAATTTGTGACGATAATTTTTTTTATCGTAATAAAAAAAATTAGTCAGTAAGGACGTTTTCGACAAGTCAATTTTGGACATTTATTTTTGTCCATTTTGAGAAAATCAAAATACTTTTCACTTTTCAAAATATTTAATTTTATATAATAAATTGAAAAACCTACTTAAAGCGAAGTAACCTAATTTTAATAAATTACTCTTTAATTGTTGTAACCTTAGAAATATTCTTGATTATTTTTTCTTTCTTATCATCATCGGTTTCCATAGCTTCAACAATCATTTTATGATATATATCAGATGTTTTAGAAGAAGAATTACCGTAATCAGGATATTTCTCTCTAAATTCAGGTAATAACCTTATATTTTTATTAGCTACTCTTGTTATAACTTTCTTTAATTTACTTTTCTTTTCATCTTCTTTATTCCATTCTCCTTCGTCTTTTATATACATAGTTTCTCTTTTCTTGTCTGTGCAATGAACTGGTCTAACAGTCTCATCTAGGTTATTTAAGTTTTTCACTATTATTTTCGAAATCCCTTCTACATATCCAAGTTCACCTACTTCCATTAAATCATTTAATTGTAATTTTATGGAATCTACAAAGTCGGTAATATTCATAGCATTTTTACATGTTTCATTTAAAAAGAAGTTTAGGTTAAATGCTTTGTTATGAGAATTGGTGTGAGTATTATTTGAATTTGTATTATGAGTTCCATTTTTGACTATTTCTAAAAGTTCTTTATTTTGATTTATTAACATAAGCATAAGGTCTTTGTCAAAATTGATTTCATTTTTTGTTGTTTCTTCTTTGACTTTATCTTCCTCATATTTTTTTTTTTCATTACATTTTTTTTTATGTTTCCACAATCCCGTTCTATCATGATATCCTTTGTTACAATTATCGCATAAAAATGACTTAGTATTTGGGTTTGCCCATTTTCCTGTTGCCAAAATTTCTAAAATGTTGCCATATGTTTCCTTATTATGTTTAGCAGTCAATAAATGTCTCTCCCAACTATATTTTTTACAACATATAAAGTCACATTTTTCGCATATATATTTTGTTTGCCCTTTTTCTGCCCCTTTTGCCCCTGAATTGTTGCCTAAAGTTTCCATTTGTTTCTATTGAGAAAATATTTTTAAGTTTTTTTAAAAAAAATACAATAACAAAATAAAAATAGTTGGTTTAATTTGTGACGATAATTTTTTTTATCGTAATAAAAAAAATTAGTCAGTAAGGACGTTTTCGACAAGTCAATTTTGGACATTTATTTTTGTCCATTTTTCGAAAATCAAAAAAACTTTCCCAAAATTATTTTGTTTATTTTCTCTTCATGTGTAGGAAACTTTTTTTGACCTTTTTTCAGAAAACCCAAGAATTTCCCTTCATGATGTAGTGCATTCGTCTTTAAGTCCTTTTTTCAATTTATTATTTAGCCTTCTTTGGGCGACCTCTTGGCTTCTTTTCTTTTGTCTCATCTGACATCTTTTCTGCAGTCAATTTTTTAGGAACACACTTTTCAACCGGATTATCAAAGAACTTTACATCATCATAATTTACCCTTTCTCTTTTATTCTTATACATCATTGATACACGCCCTAAATATTGTGGAAACTTTATCATTGCTTTCTTATTACATTTTGAAGCAGCATTTATTATACTTAAACCTACATACGGCTCAAACTCCCACTTTGTCATATTAACCTGTGTTTCAAATATATCTGTATCTGATAATGCGTGTGCTGAATAAGATAAATTATCTAATCTTTTTAATTGGTCATTTATACCCATTATATTATTTACATAATTCTCTTGAACCATTAATGTATGAATATCATTAGCTAACCAATACGTATCATATTTACTATCTATTGTTTCGTCTATTGACATCAATTTACTTGTCGTTTCAAATATATTCGAACTTTGTATATTTTTATTACCTTTACGCAACCCAAATTGAATCATGTTTATAATAAACCGAATATCACCATTTGATTGCTCATATAATTCTTTAATCTCTGATTCTTTAATTTTTATTTTTTCTGTTACTACAATATTGTAGAGTAATCTATATGTATCTTGATAACTTGGTTTTGACATTTTTATATCAAAACAATAATTTAATATTGGTTTTATTGATTGTTCATATCTATTATTGCAGATACATATAATTGGTATCTTTGTTTCTTTTATACAATCAGTCAAACTTGACATAAATCCATAATCGGCTCCTGAATCAATATCACTTACAACTAATACATTCTCTTGACCATCAAATGTTTTCTTTGTTTTTAATACTGGTCTAATCACATTATTCATATAATCTTTATCACGTTCATCATCTAATCCTAAATTTATTATATTGTAATCATGCTTTTTTAAAATTAATTCCACTAACAGTGTTTTACCTATTCCTGTTAATCCTGATACTAATGCACATTTATTCTTCTTATTAGATGGCTCCCATTCTAATAACCACTGTATAAATGACTGGATAATATTTTTATTACCAACAAAATCTTCAATCTTTTTTGGTCTATAAATAGTTGTAAACATTGTTATATTATTTGTCTTTTATTTTTTACATTTTTTATAATCAATTTTATTCAAAAAATAAATAAAATTGAAATAATATATTTAAACAAGTTGAAGAAAAATTAAATGAAAAAATTAATTGGTTGATTTAATTATTTAAATAGATTATACATTAATTATTTATATGATTACTTGCAATTTAATGGGTGGTTTGGGAAACCAAATATTTCAAATTTTTGCTACTATATCTTATGCAATTAAGAGTAGAAATCAATTTAATTTTCTAAATACAGATACTTTAGGCGGAGGTTCGACAACAATTAGATATACTTTTTGGAATACATTTTTTAGTAGACTCAAATCTTTTTTAATTGAAACTTATCCACAACAAATTCATGTAATTAGAGAGAAAGATTTCACTTTTAATGAATTACCAATTTATGAAATGATTGATACAAATTGTCTAATTTTTGGTTATTTTCAAAGCTATAAATATTTCCAAGATAATTATGAAATGATATGTAGGATTATTGACATAAATAATATCAAAACTGATTTATTAAACAAATTAAGCATTAGTAATGATTATTTAAAAAACAGTATAAGCATGCATTTTAGATTAGGCGATTATAAAAAAATACAACACTTTCACCCAATATTGTCAAAGGAATATTATTATAAATGTCTCCAATATATTAACAATAAATATGAAAATAGTCAATTTACAATAATGTACTTTTGTGAAGATGAAGATATAGATGATGTTATGGAGACAATAAATTATTTGAAAGAACATTTTACTAATTATGAATTTATTCGTGGAGATAATAAATTAGAAGATTGGGAACAGATGTTATTAATGAGCTGTTGTCATCATAATATTATAGCAAATAGTTCATTTAGTTGGTGGGCTGCTTATTTTAATTCTTGGACAGATAAAATAGTGTGTTATCCATCTGTTTGGTTTGGACCATCAGCTAATAATGATACAACCGATTTATGTCCACCTGAATGGAATAAATTTTAATTTTTATTTTACTCAATCAAATTATGATATTTTAACAAACTAGGAACATTATCATTATTTTTATTACCTGAATTGAATGCTGAATCAGTATGAATTCTATGTTCAACTAATATTTCCGGACAATTTAAAAAACTTTTATTCTGTTTTCTTAGTCTTATCCATAAATCATAATCTTCTACGCCATCAAATTGAGAATTCCAATAACATAAATTTTTTCGTATAACTACACTAGAATTAATAATAGGGTTTAACTGAGCAAAATTAAAACTACTGAAATCAAGACGTGGAATATCTGGAATAATTCCGCGTATATCTCCAAAATATACACATCTTGTTCCTATTACGTCATACTTATTAAGAAAAATATGTTGTATTTCGAGTTTTTCAGGATGCCATATATCGTCAACATCTAATAATGCTACATAATCATATTTACAATATTTAATCATTTCATTTAAAGTATTAGATTTACCTTTTATATTGTAAAAATCAAATACTTTTATTTTGTCACTTTTTTCTTGATAAATTTGTGCTCTTTGATAAATTTCAGAATTTGCAGGATGACCATTTATACCAATTAACAGCTCCCAATCCTTAAATGTTTGGTTAATTATACTTGTTACTGATTCATCTATGAATTCAATACCATTGTAAATAGGTATTAATATACTAATCATTTTATAGTATATTAATTTAAAAATCTTTGAAACATAAACCAATTATCAAATCTGTGAATATTTTCTTTTAATAGTATGAACATACCTATGTTTGAGAGAATACAATTTATTATTATGATTTGGTCATCTTTAACTAGATACTTATTTTCAAAATATAATTTTAATTTATTGTCGTATGTAGTAGCCCACCAATCGATATTATTTTTATGTAGTATAAAAAAACCACCCGCTATTGAAGATTGATTTAGTGGAATAGGTACAATTGGCAACCCTTTTTCATTTCGTTCATTTACTGTTTTATGTAAAAAAATCATATAACTGTCATCATTGTTGATGCAAGCATAATAAATTTTATTTTCGTCATTACTTAAAATACTTAAATTGCTTCCCCAATTATTAAGATTGCTTGAATGAATATCTTCTTGAGTATTTCTAAAATATCCGATATCACACCAACCATAAAATTTTGTTTCAAAATATTTTTGTTCGACAGTTTCATTTACGAAATGTACTTTTTCAGACCAAAGCATATTAAGATGCCAAGAAGATTTATCGTTTAATAAATAATTTTTCTCATGATTGCTAATCCAAAAATCTTTGTATCTATAGTTATAAAATTGTTCAATAGGTTTTATTATGATTTTTATTTTAAGATTTCCATTTGTATTTATATATTTACAACTATTTTCATCAGTATAAATAACTAAATTAAAATTATTTACAATTGAAATCAAATTATTCATCCATTCAACATATTTTTCATATTCAAATTTTGATTTAATTATATAAAAACAACTGGAAAAAGTTATTGACATATAGATAAATATGTTAAAATTTTTAAGTATTTATTTAATTATAAAACTTTAATATATACCCTAAATTATATATTAAAGAATATCTATAAAAATAAATATGTATACAAATTACATTAATTTTTTAAGTAGCCTTGATAAAAAAAATATACAGCATTTAAACTTTAAAAGTCAAGGAGACTATAACTCTGTTTTGGAACATGTTACTTATGAATATGGAATTGAATATTTAAGTTTGATTGAAAATGAATTTAGTGATATTACAAAAGAACAAATCATAGAATATTTAAATATTAATGATAAATATGGTTTTCCAAAAAAAAATACATTTAATTTTAAAACTAATGGTGAAATAAGTTGTAGTCCAACAAGCATTAGATATATTTATCACGCATTATTAATATTACAACATTATAAAAAAAATGATTTAACAGAAGTTGTTGAAGTTGGCTGTGGATATGGTGGTTTATTTTTGGCAATATGTTTTTTTTCCGAAATTGTACATGTGAAAATTAATAAATATCATTTTGTTGATTTACCAGAAGTATGCAATTTAATTAATAATTATTTAGAGTTAAATAAAAGTTATATAAATATTGAGTATCAAATATATAGTTCAGATAATTTTGGTAGAGATATTAAAGCACATAATTTATTTTTAATATCAAATTATTGTTTTACTGAAATATCTGATGAATATAAACAACAGTATATTTCAAATTTATTTCCAAAATGTAAAAACGGTTTTATAATATGGCAAACAGTATTTGGTTATAAAATTGAAAATGCAAATAAAATATTTAACAAAATAGTTATTGAAGAAGAAAGACCACAAACCTGCCATTTGGTACAAAAAAATTATTTTGTTTATTTTTAATTATTGCAATTATATTATAAATATATCATGATTTTATATATATAAAGATTAATATATATTATAAAATAAAATGTATAATAGTCAGGCAAGACAAGATGAGTTTATTTTGCTTATTTTAAAAAATAAAAGAAATGGTTATTTTTTAGAAATAGGAAGTAATCATCCAAAGAATATTAATAACACTTATTCGTTAGAAAAAAATTTTGGTTGGAATGGTTTAATGGTAGAGTATGATAACTATTGGGAATCTTCATATAAAAAAGAGAGGTCAAGTAACTATATAATTGGAGATGCTACACAGATAGATTATGAAAAAATATTTAATGAATTAAACTTTCCAAAACAAATGGATTATCTTCAGATTGATTTAGAAGTAGAAAATCGTTCAACTCTTACTACTTTAGAATTGTTAAACAATACTATTTTTAAAAACTATATTTTTTCAGTAGTGACATTTGAACATGATATTTATAGAGGAAATTATTTTGACACAAGGGAAAAATCAAGAGAAATATTTGAAGAAAATGGATATGTTTTATTATTTAAAGATGTAAAACATAAAGATAATAAGTTTGAAGACTGGTATATTCATCCATCAAGTGTTAATATTGAAGAACTAACGGATTATATATCAGATAACTCATATGAATATTCAGAAATAATTAATATATTAAAAAGAAATAAAATAATATAAAAATTAAAAGAAATAAATATTATATGATTGAACAAAATTATATAATGCTTATTATGAATTGTAAAAAATATATTAAGAAGGCTAAATTTCAGAAAATGACATGGCTTCCAAATATACCATCATATATTAAATACTATCACGTCATTGGGGAACCACATTTAGAAACAAAATATAAATTTGATGATGAAAATCAATTATTGTTAGTAAAAGTAGAAGATGATTATAATTCTTTACCTAAAAAAGTGATTAGAGCTTATGAAGCAGTTAATGAAAAATTTAAATTTAAATATATATTTAAAACAGATGATGACCAAATTCTTATAAAAGAAAAATTTTTTGATGTCTTAAATGGTTTAATAACTAATGAAGACCCTGTAAAAAAAATACATTATGGTGGTTATATAGTGGATGTAAAAGATGACCACATATCAAAATATAATACAATACATCCAGAATTACCATCAAATATTTTAGTCAAAAAAACTAAATATTGTAATGGTCGATTTTATTTTCTCTCTACAGAAGCTGTATCAAACCTAATTAGTAAACATTTATTAATTGAAAATGAATATTTTGAAGATTATGCAATTGGTATGTATTTAGAACAAATATATAAATTGAACATGTTAAATATTTTATCAAATAAGATGTTTTTAGATATAGAATTAAGTAATTATCCTAAACTGGTTAGCGAAGGAATTATATAAAAATATTTTATATATATAAATAATGAATATATATAAACCAAAAATAGATAGAACAGCTAAAAAAGTAGGATTATTTTGTAATGCACGAGATGAAAAAAATATTAAAGAATGGGCCGCCCATCATTTATTAATAGGATTTGATGTAATAATAATATTTGACCATAAATCTATCATTCCATTAAAAGAAGTATTCTCAAATTTTGATAAACGTGTATCAATAATTAGAATTGAATTAAATGAAGGGAATATAAAGCAAACATTGATGAATAATGCTATAAATATAGCAAAAAAATTAGATTTAGATTGGTTTATATATTTAGATGCAGATGAATTTTTAATTTTAAACAAACTGTTTAAAGGTGTAAAACATTTTTTAAAAACATATTCTTATGGTGATTCGATAGGTATAAACTGGTTAATGTTTGGTACAAATAATTTAATAGAAGAACCAAAAGGTTTAATATTGGAAAATTATAATCGCTCTCGTAAATTTTTAGACCAACATGTTAAATCATTTGTTCGTACAAATGAGGTAATAAAATCAGATAATCCGCATTATTATCATATAAGAAATAAAAATAAAATGATAGGTATAAATTTTAAAGTATTAACACCTCAATATTGTTATAATAATGTGTCTATACCATTTTATAATTCACCTGCTTACATAGCTCACTACGTATATCAGTCAGAGGAAACTTATTTAAAAAGAAAAGTAAATTTACCAGCAGATAATGGAACAATACGAGGAAATATGGGTAAAGCAATTCATAATGAATATAATGATGATATAAATTTGCAGCCACAAAAATATGTAAAACAAATAAAAGATTTTTTGAATGTTAACTAAAAAACCCAGGAAATTTTTTTAAAGCAGCAATATTTTTTTGTCTTTGTATAAACGCAACTTTATCTAAATCAAGCATAGCTGGTGTGTAATTAGTTTGTCTTCTTTCAATATCACTATAATCCATTCTTTGTGTAACAGTCAAAGGAGTGATTAAAAGCCATTTATGAATAGCCTGAAGATTAAACCAATGTTTATCGATAGCATAGAGTGTATGATTATAAGGTTCTTTCATTAAATGTAAAATGCCATCTTTATAATTTTTTATTAGAGTGTCATAGTAATGTCTTTTAACTAAATAACCAGTAGTGGTTTGACAATGTGTAACTTTAACACATTCGTCACTAATTTTGGTATAAGGTGGCATATTATTTCCAGCAACTAAAACTACATCAAAATCAATATTACTGGATAGAAATTTATTAAATTGAGTAACAAATAAATTAGGGTCAGTAAATAATATATCATCTTCAACAATTAATATATGTTCCCAATTATTTAATTTTGCGATTTCGAGTAATCTAAGATGACTCATGCTACAACCGATAGCTCCATTATCCATTCTAATGGCATTAAATCTCTCTGGTTTAATTCCAATAGTTTTAAGTTGTTCTTCAACATGGTCTTTTCTATCAGGTCTAGAGAGAAGATTAATATAAAATGCATGTTTTATATCCGAAATAGAATTCATGAATAAATAATACAATAATCTTTAAATAAAAATCTCTCGAATTTAATAGAATGATAAGTGAAAGTTATACTAAAGAAGAGAAGTTAGTAATTGCAAGGCATATAAAGAATATAAAGATGGAAGATGTAGATGAAGAAATGAATAAATTAATAAAGATTGGAGAGAAGGCAAATATGATATCAGAGAGGTCAAATATAGGAAATGATATAGTTGATTATTTTACATTTCTATCTCGATTAGAAACAAAAGGTAAGTATGATGTTAATTATTTTGAGTTTTTAGTTAATTTAGAGACATTTAGAGATAAAAAGTTTATACAGACGATGTTAAAATATTATGAGGATGTAAAGAATAAAAATAACACTAAGCATGAGTATAAAGTTTTGAAAGAGGTGTATAATATATGTATAAGTGCAATAAATATAATGAGACCGTTAAATTGTATGGAGATATATACACGTTTTAATGCCAAAAGAGTGTTAAATTTTTGCGCAGGATGGGGAGGTTCAACAGTGGCAGCAGCTGCGTTAAATTTAGAGGCTTTTTATGGTGTCGAAATAAATACTGATTTGAATACACCTTACGATAATATGATGACATATTTACGCACAAAATCAGACACCGAATTTAGCATCCATTTTGGCGATGCTGTGAATTTTGATTATTCCGTGTTCGACTACGACACCGTATTCTCGTCTCCGCCATATTATTTTATCGAAAAATATGCAAACAATATTGGCTACAAATCGAAAAAAGAAATGGACGATAAATTTTATAAGCCAGTTTTTATGAAGACATATTCACATCTCAAAAAAGGCGGACATTTTATTATTAACGTTTGTAAGGAAGTTTATGATAACGTCCTTAAAAAAATATTTGGTGATGCTCATTTATCATTTCCTCTTAAAAAATCTAAACGACAAAATAATCACACTGAAATGGTTTATGTTTGGCTAAAACACACCACCTAAACCAACCCTGGCACTTGCTTGTGCTCTAGATTTTACTCCAACATAAGCTGCATATTGCGGCGAAAATTTATTTGGCGGAGGTCTCGAAACGTGTCTCTGTGCATAAATTGGTATCTTAGATATATGACCATTTTGAATATGAGGTTGATATATTGGTGGCTGAGGAGGCCTAACGCTATATTGTTTGTGCATTTGTTGACGCATTTGATGATAGTTATGATAACCTAATAAATTTTCTGATTTTTCTCCTTCTCGTTCCTCTTCATCTTCCTCATTTGATTTACTAAAATTATTATATATATCCTCTTCAATATCCTTTTGTCTATCTTCGTGAATTTGTTTTAAAAGCTCTGGAGGAACTAATTTACCCATGTTTACTAAGTATTTTGCAACATTTTCACGCTTCTCTCTAGTTGTTGGATAATGGGGAATATTTGACCAATCTGTTGTTGCTATGACTGTCTTTTTTGTCTCTTTAAGTTTATCTGGATTTATTATCTTACGTTTTGGTTCTCTTAAATCATAATTATAATATTCTTCTGCACCAAAAGGAATATGTGTTAAAAATGTTTTTACATTTACTATTTTTATATTTGAATTATGAACAACAAATATATTATCATTTGGATTTTCTGATTTTTCATCTATACTATATTTTAATTGTGTTATGGTTCTTAAACCATCCATACCATCATCATATTCACCTCTCCATGGGTCCTTCTTAGATATTATTCTTGATATTCCATCAAAAAGCTGTAAAATTTCTGGACTACCAATATTATAAAATACACTTCTATCCACTTTTAATCCAACTCTATCACATCGTTTTTGTAAAACATTATCTTCCATTCCCCATCCCCAAAAACATGGAAATCCGTTTGTCTTTTCAAAATCACTACCTTTCATTACAACTATTCCACCTAATGCATATTTAAACCCATAATAATGTTTTACAATACCATGATTAGTTTCATAATCAAAAATTTTACTAAATGGAATTGTGTCTACATCATTAAAAATAAAAGTAATATCTTTATAATGTTCGGGATATTTATTACGAGCTGCAATAAAACCTATATTTTTAATAGCACCTCTATTAAAAGTTCTTGCATCACATTGATGAGAGAAAAAAATTTCATAATCATCTTTATCCTCTAAAATAAAACTCATGTACTTACAGAAAAAAAATTTGTGCTGAACACGATTCCTGTAGGGAACTATAAAAATACGTTTTGGAATTTTAACAGATTCAGTCATTATAGTTATGATTAAGTTTTTATTTTTATAATTAAAACTTAATATAAACTTTAATTTATACTGTTTCTAAATTATATTTCTTTAAGATAGCAACAGGAACTAGATTTCCATCCTTTGATATCTTCTCTAACTTTTTATAACATTTATTGATTGTTACTTCACTTGTTTCACTTACATTTTTTACATCCTTTTTACTTATATTTAATTTACATAACTGTGCAATGTAATAAACAACACCTGCTGCAATAGAAGGAGGAGTATTTTCTGGCATTACATTCATCTTCTCAATTTTCATTGAAATAAATTGACATAGTTTTGTTAACTCATTATTTATATTTAATTTACTACAATATCTCTCAATAAATGCTTCTGGTTTTGTCTTACCAAAATTTGTCTTCTCTTTATTATCCATATCCTTCTCTAAATCATTAATAATTGATAACGCATTTTTACAACCTTTTGTTGCACTAGTAGCATCTAGATGAAATATTTGAGCAATTTCTTTTGCTGTTCTTGGATAATTATTTATTCTACATGCAATGTAGATAGAAGCAGCAATAATTCCATCACGATTATCTCCTCTAAATCTTGAATCCGATTCTGATATTTTTTTGTGATATACAATTGCGTCATCAATTATTAATTTAGGAATACCAGAATGCTGAGCCATTGTCGTAATAATTTGAAACTCATCATATTGAGATTTCTCCTTATAAGGCATTGATTGCCATTCAGTATAACGTCTTATCTTTCTCATCTCATAACTCATTGAACCACAACATAATACCTTACATCCATATGATGACTCTTGTAAAAGTGGATTTATCGGCATACCACATCTAGTTGGGTCTGAATTCTGATTATCATCTGCTCCATAATATCTCCATTCTGCTGTTTGGTCTACTAAATCTTTATAAATAATTCCACATTTATTATTCATACATGTCAAAAAACCCTCTTCAGAAAATGCTAAATTACTCTCACAACGCTCACAAAATTCTCGACTACCTGAACCATAAATACATTCCAAAGGAACTTGAACCTTTTCTGGATTTTCAATTGCTGAATCAAATATATTCCAAAGTTCAGATTTATTTATATTTATATTTTTTCGTTTTTGACTTTTATCTTTGTTCATAATTCTATATTATCATTAATTAGATAAAATATTTTTAATTCAATTTTATTTATATTTTTTTTTTATATATTTTTTTAAGATTGTATATTATATGGGAAATAGCACATCAACAACTAAAAAAGCAGAAACTGAATTTGAAAACTTTTATGATATAATTGATTACATTGCAACTTACTACATATTAACTATGGATTTTAAGAGTTTAAGCAAACTTTCAGAGAAAGCATATTGTGATAAATTAGTTATTTTAACATCCGATATTGTTGATAGATATTTTAATGAAATTGAAGTCACATTTTTAGCTCAAAGAATTAAAGAAGGTGTAGAAGTTAATGATTTAAAGAAAGAAACACTTAGATACATTAATAAAGATAATCTAGAAAGTTTAGATGTTTCTAATGATGCACAAAAAAGCGTCCGTAAAAAGCGTATATGTATTGGTATTGCTAAATTTTATGTCAAAATTGCACATATATTTGCAGCAATTGTAATGACTATTAACCCTGTCTATACTTATAAAGATGCTACTGGACAAACTATTAAAACAACACTTCTTGAAAAAGATAAAATTCCTAAAAATGTTAATCGAAAATTATTTAAGTTAAATATCTGTGATAATAGAATTAGAGCACTTAAAAAAGGTCAGCTTTTAGATGAACAAACTGGTAATGTAACTATTCAACCACATGTTTGTGATATAAATACTGGCAAAGATGGCTTACCTAAAACACTTGACAATGAACCTGGAATTCCTGAACTTTTACGTCTTTATTTAGATGACAAATATGATTATTCTAATGGAAGCTTTTTGGGGATGACTGAAGAGAGTGAAAAAATATTTCGTAAAGATTTGAATTTATTTTATACAGCTTTTACAGGCAATCAAGATATACCAGATACCATTAAAAAATTTAGCGATATCAGACTTCGTGATTATAGCAAAAAACCCGGATGTCAACAACCTAATTCTTTTTTAAGAGGTAAATATACTCTTAATAAAAAAGATGAACTATTTGTTAAGTATGCCGACAATATTAAGACTATGATTCAAAGTGCAGCTGATAATCAATATAAGTTACTAGAAGTTATTAACGAACTTTTTACTTATGTTAATGACCCTTATACAGGTAAGCGTGTTATTAGAATTAATCCTAAACTAACAGATGAATTATTGCAAAAAGCTGTAGAAAAAACTAGAAAACTTATTGTTAGCTTATATGTTAAATGCGAAACTGATTATGTAAATGGAGTTAAAATATTTGAAGCAATTGTTGAATCTAAAATTGTAGAAACTACACAAAAACAAATTGAAAGTCTTAAGAAGGAAGCAACTAAAATAATTCAAGAAACTAAAAAAGCATCTGAACCCGTTAAATCAGGACCACCACCAGTTATCATAATTGGAAATAATACACAAACATCATCTGTTACACCAGTTCCTTTAATATCAACTCAACAACCAAATGCTCAGCCACTACTGTCATCTGATTCTTCTACAACATCATCAATACCAGTTATTCCTAATAATCAAATAATGTAACTTTATAAAATAAATAATATCATTTAATTATATAATGACTGATATTATTGGTGTTAAAAATCCTTATGGTCTTATTCAACAAGCCGGAAGAAGAAAAAAACGAACTCATAAAAAAAGAAAAGTAATGCGTAGAAAAACTAGAAGACATAGAAAGTAATTTAGAAAAAAAATATATTTATAATATATAAATGCAAACTCGTAGTATGAAACGTTCTAGAAAAAGTATTTACCGTTCTCGTGTTAAATTATCTCCTTGCAGAGGTCAAACCGAAAAATGTAGAAAGAAGTATGGATGCAAAAAGACTCGTAGAGGAAAAAGAAAGTCATATTGCCGCAAATCAAGCAATAGACATGCATAAATAAATTAATAATCCTGTTATAATTGGATTACTAATTATAATTATTATAATATCATATAAATTTGTCAATAAATTTGCAATTTTTTTAGATAATTTATCAAACCATTCACCTAAATCCATTATTGAAAAAATAATGAATAAATGAAAAGGTGGTAATAATAATAAGAACAATAACGATAATAAAAAAAAGTTTGATTTACTAATTTCCATATTTTAAACTATATTAAATAGTATTATTACTTTAAACGGTTTCAATATATATTTTACAATGTTCCTACAGAGCCAAATAGTCTTCTAGCATTTGTAAGAGCTTGTTTTTTAAGAGATTTTTTAGCTGATGCTAAAGAACCAGTTTTATGCAGTGTTTTTTGAGCAGCTTCAATTGCAGTAATCCAATTTTTACCAGATTTCTTACCATAACGTTTATATGTCATTTGTCTTTTTCTTTTTAAACTCCTATTACGTCTTGTTCTCATTATATATTACTTAAATATTTAATTGTTGTAACTTAAATATTTAATTGTTGTAACTTAAATATTTAATTGTTGTAACTTAAATATTTAATTGTTGTAACTTAAATATTTAATTATGTATTTGATGTATATTTACATACGAGAGCGGGCAGCAGAAGCAGCACGGGAAGCAGCAGCAGAGGCAGCAGAGGAAGCTTGACGAGCAGCAGAGGCAGCAGAGGAAGCTTGACGAGCAGCACTTCGGGAAGCAGAAGCACTACGGGAAGCAGAAGCACTACGGGCAGCAGAGGCAGCACGGGAAGCAGCTGCGGAAGCTTGACGAGCAGCAGAAGCAGTGCGGGAAGCAGCAGCGGAAGCACCGCGAGCAGCACTACGAGCAGCACTACGAGCAGCATTACGAGCAGCACTACGGCCACGAGCCATTGATCTTGAGCGTTGAGCATGACGACGTCTATGAGTTTTTGCCATTATATAAACTATCAAGAAAATATTTTTTTAGAACGCTAAAATTAAATCTTTTTTCTAAATAATTATTTTAATTCGACCAAACATTATTTGTTGAACTCCACCACATTTTATCACCCTTTTTTATATCATAAATTGCCCTAAAGATTATGGACCTTGATAATGGAACATTACATCTATATTTGTCTAAAGGATGTGGATTTGTCTTTAATTGTGCTAAAATCGCTTTTTTAGAAATTTTTTGTCTAGATTGAATTGCAAAAAATATAAAAAATGATTCAAATGATAACGATTGTATTGGTAAAATTGACTGATTTTTAAACTGACAATCTCTTAAATATTCTTGACAGATAGCAAAACCGGAAATATCTGCTAAATCTTCTCCTATACTTGGCCATGCATCAAATTTAACTCCATCATATCCTGCAAACACTTCATATTCTTTTACTATATTTTCTTGTATCTTATAAAACTCCTCTTTATCTTTTTCACTCCACCAATCATTTAATATACCTTCTTTGTCATATTTACTTCCTAAATCATCTAAAGCATGAGACATTTCATGAGCTATAGTAAAACCTATATGTGCTAAATTATACTCAATTCCACGTTCATCTAAATCAACAAATGGTTTTTGAATATATCCTAAAGGAATATAAATTGTATTTTCAGTAGGAGTATACATTGCATTTACTACATAAGCTTGTGTACTTACAAATTTTGGAGGTATAGTAGACCAGTCAATTACAGGTATATCAATTATAGGTTTATCAACTAATTCTACAGCTCTTTCATGTCTCCAATGTGCCATTTTTACTAAATTACCCCAAGGGTCATCAGACTTATAATCTAATAATGGGTCTTTTCTCAAAATATTTGGAGAACCAACTACCAATTTTATAGCTTCTAATTTTTCTAAAGCAATACGTTTTGTTTTTGACTGCATCCAATTATTTCTAGCTATTATTCTTTTAAATACTATTTTTAAATCTTCTGCCATAGATTTGACATAATCAACAGCTTGGTTATTTTTAAAATGTAAAATATATTGTTCTGTTAAAAAAGAATTAAATGTAAAACCTGTACCAAAAATTGGTATTATATAAAAGTCAACAGGTTTCATCTGACCTCTTAAAAATTTGCCTTCAAATTCATAAAATACACTCCAACCTTTTTCATCCCATCTTGTCTGTTGTCTTATATAAAGGTAAACCCAATATGTTCTCCATATTGGAGAATTCCATTTTTCTTTTACTAATTTTGTTCCACATAATAAATAATTTATATTTGACGTTATAAATTCATCTGGAATATTTTTAAAGCCTAATTCCTTACAGAACTCTTCCCAATTAAAACCAAACATTTCTAATGCTTCTTTTTTCGATACTAAATTATAACCATTTTCATCTTCTTTTTTAATCAAATTACAACTCATTGCATTTAATAAATCTATTTCACAATCATATATATCTTTAGTATTAAAACCATGATTTTCTCCAAATGCAATAGTAAATACATCATTTAGATATTTAAAATATACACTTCTATATTCTTTTTTATATTTTTTGTCTTCCTCATTATCAGTTTTATAATCAAAATAAATATCAACATCTAATAATGTTACTTGTGGAGGTTCTAAATAACACTTATATATTTTTGGATTTTTTTCATCAGGGTTAATTGACCATACAAATGGAGAACCAAATGATATAATTTCATTCATATTTGGTTTTGCCAATTTAGCCCATAAATTATTGTTGTCTTTTAATATTTCATCGATATATTCAACTATTAATTTTGATAAACATCTAGTTTGTTCAGTAGTATTAAATACTTTAAATGATTCATACGCATTTTTTAAACAATTACTAAATTTATCATGATTATTTTTAATGTAATTATCTATTATTTCTATTAACTCTCTATAAACTTTATCTTGAACTAATCTAAAATCATCTACTTGAGTAATATATTCTTTATTCGCCTCTATATCTAAATCTTGTAACCATCTCTCATTAACATATGAATAAAAATCTTTATTTGGAGTAATGTTCGATGGGCTTACTGCTTTTTTAAGCTCCTTAACAACTTCTTTTTCCAAATTATAACTTGCTGATGTAATATCAATTTTATTTTGTTTAAAAATAATATCAATCTTTTTTTCAAATGAAGTATATGTGTTTGGATATTTTTTACATATTATTTCAATATCTTCATTTGATAATTTATTTACATCCCTTAATATTTTATTTTTATTTTTTTTTGTTTTATTTCTTATAATAATTACTTTTTTTAATGTCTTATTCATATAAACTATTATAAGATATTATTTAAATAAACTTATTTTCTATTTTATTTAATAAATCATCGTCATATACTAAATTACCGGATGGCTTATATGATTTAATTGGCGTATATTCTTTCTTTTGTGATTTGCCTTTTTTCCCTTCTATATCATTTTGTTTTAATAAATAATCATTTGGATTTGATGGGTCATTTGATAATATTTTATTGCCATCTTCATCTTCCTCGTCTTCTTCAACTCTTTGTCCATATTCATTTACTTTTATACCAGTTTTATTTTTAATTTCTGTTCTTACATATGACGGTACCCAATGTATCCACGATATAAATAATAAATTAGGATGAATATAACGAACATTAAACCCACTTACCTTTAATTTATCCATTACATAAACAATACATGCTCCTTGGTCATACTTTGGGACACCTAAAATTGTTTCAGGAACTAAAAACCAACAAAATTGTTCATCTACTTTTTGTCTAGATACAGTTCTTATTCTTACATGCGCACGGTTTAATAATTTATTAAATAAAGCTAATTTTGTTAAATCTTGTTGTCTTTTTTTCTCATATAGCTCATCAATATTAATTTTTTCTGAAAAATCTTCAATATTATCAATTGTAAATATGCTTGACATTTTTTAATCTTATATAATATTAAAATATACAAAATTAAATGAATTAATTCTAAGGAAAAATACTTAAAACTGTTTGTTCTTTTTCATCATTTGAATAATTTTCAAAATCTTTTATAAATTCTCTCAAAATTAATTTTGACGAATCTCTTGATTGCAAATCTCTTACATCACTGTAATCTCTTTTTAAAATTGCTTCAACCAATTTTAGAATAGCTCGTTTAAATTTAAATAATATTCGGTCACATTCTTCAATATTCAAATTTGCATATTCTTCTTCCATAATTGGTTCTTTTTTTGTTAATATCCTTTTAAACTTTAAATATTTTGCATAATAAAATAATTTTTCGGCTAACATATCATCTATTGTTGGTGTAATGTATAATGCATTTGTTTCAAATTCATCTATATAAATTGGAGAATAAGATAGATTATCAAAAAAATTTCTTATATCTTCGCTAATCTCTCCAAAACCAATATCCGATATTGCTTTAAATAATTTATCATGATTGTATAACAGTTTTGTTATGTCTTTATTTGTATTCTTTGGATTCGTTGGTAAACTAATAAATACATTTATTTCTTTCGGAATCATCCATTTAATTAAATATGCAATATGTTCCGATAAATTTTTCATTTTATCTAAATCGTAAATAGCTCCTTCAAATCTATTTGGAACAATTAAAATATCTGTATCTTCACTAAAATATTTTCCTATATCAATAATATCTACCAAACTTAATTGTAATGCACGACCTCCTTTAAATATAAATAAATAATCTTGTTTTGTTTCATATAATCTATACAAAATCATACCATAGAAAAGTGTAATAAAACAATTTAATATATTGACATTTATCAAAGTCTTTGCAGTCTCTCTATAATCCAATGTATATTTTGTTAAATAACCAGGGAAGATTCTTTCTAATAAATCACAAATTTGTATTCGTTTTTGAATATCGCTTGTATATCTATCAATTTCATATATTCCCATAAATTTTTCTCGAATTTCCAATAATTCTTGTCCATTTTTAAATATTGGTTTCCAAAATTCTGGAACACTGCTTCTATCATAACCAACATCATTATCTGAAGGTAGTATATAAGGCAATGTTAATTTTATATTTGTTATGGGTTTTTCTGTAATGGATTGTTCAACTATAGTTTCTTCAGGTTTTTGAGAAATAATTTGTTGTTCATCTGATATTAATTCAGCTAATTTTATTTTTGTATTTTCATCTAAACCCTCTTCCATTATATGAAACGGTTTTGATTTGTCTAATAATAATTTTATATTATTAACGCGGCTTTTATTAACTTCATGTTCAAATGGAGATTCTTTAAACCTGCTACTTAAATTATTAAAGTTTCCTCCATCAATAAAATATGCATTTAATATTCTTACTATTTCTATCTCCAATAATAATTCGGTTCCTGTTAAATTATCCAATAGAAAGATTACAGGTGAAACATAATCAACTATTTTTTCAGTAGATGTTTGTTTATTTTTCTCAATATATTTACCTGTATCTGTAACAGGTATTAATGTATTTATCATTTTATTATTTGTAAAAAAAATTATTAGCGAACGTATTCCATTTTTAATTTGATTTCTACTTTGTGCATGAGAAATGTCTTCAACATATTTATTTAAATTACTTCTAAATTTTTCCTTTTCTTCTTGTATTAATTCTAGCTGCGATTTATCTTTCTCTTCATTACCACCATATTTATTTTTTTTTGTAGAATTTTTTCTAGTATTTTTTTTAGTTTTCCTGTTTGAAAATTTTCTTTTAGTTATATTTTTTTTTAACTTTCGTTTTGTCATAATATATATTGATAAAATAAATAAAATGATTTAAAAATTACATTAAAAGCTCTCTAATGACAATAAGACACTTAGTTATATCTGGAGGAGGCCCTATTATGATTCAAATATTATCTGGTATTCAAGAGCTAGAGAGAAAGGAGTATTTAAATATGCTAAATATCGAATCTATATATGGAACATCTGCTGGAGCAATAATTGGAGTTATGCTTTCACTCAAATTTGATTGGGACACTATAAATGATTATATTATTAAGAGACCTTGGCACGATGTTTTTCCTATTAAAGTTCAAAACATTTTAGATGCTTATACTAAAAAAGGTATTTTTGATATTAAAACTATAGAAAAATGTTTTAAACCTCTTTTTGCTGCAAAAGATATTCAACTCGATATAAATATGGAAGATTTTTATAATTTAACAAAAATAGAATTACATATATTTTCTTTTGAAATAAATGAATATAAGGTTGTTGATATATCATATAAAACATTTCCAAAGCTTGAGATTTTAAAAGCTATTCAAATGACATGTGCATTACCTGTATTAGTTACACCAGTTTTTATTGATGACAAATGCTTTATGGATGGTGGGATTGGATGTAATTACCCATTAAGTTTTTGTATTGATTCTGGCAAAGAACCAGACGAAATTCTTGGTTTTAAAAATAAGTATTCAGATGAGAAATCACAGATAAACGCAGAATCAAGTCTACTAGATTATATTTTAAATTTCTTATTTAAAGCAGTACTAAATGTTCATAATAATTATGTTCAACCAATTATTAAAAACGAAGTTATTTGTGATACTAGTCATCTAACAATAGACATGTTAAAATCTGCATTAACTAGTATAGATGTTCGGAGAGAATTATTTGAAAAAGGAACAGTATCTGCTAATAAATTTTTAGATTCTTTACAAGACAGTATTTAAGAATTTTGACATTGTTTCTTTTGAAGGTTTTGCATCATATTCAATAACTTGACCATCTTTAATTAACTTAATTGTAGGATAACCTTCGACGCTATATTGATTCATCAATTTTTCAACCTCTGCTGTTTCCTCTGAACAATCAACTTCAGTAAATGTTATCTGATATCCATTAATAGTCTTATTTTCATATTCACTCTTTAGTTCATTCCAAATAGGTTTAGCCGCTTTACAATGAGGACACCAATCTGCATAAAAGAATAATAATTCGGCTGATTTACCTGACTGACCTATAGGTACGCCTTCACTGTTAGCATGATATTTTGGTTTCATAGCTGGCGCAACATAATAAAAATAATAAAAAATAGCTATTGCTGCAAATAATATAACACCGCCAATCAAAAGCATTGTATTACTATTTAAATTACTTCCTGCACTCATAACTCGAGATAAAACACTACTAGATTCTGTACTAAGAGGTGGTAGTGAATTTCCGTTTAAATTTATATACTTTGCCATTTATATATATATTCTAAAAGAAATTAAGATTGTCTTTAAACGAATACTATATAAAGACAATTATGTAGATAAATTAAATGTTATTCAGGACTAATGATGGAAAATTACTAGAAATTAAAAAACTAACTTTAAAAAATGATAAATTATATTATGAAAAATTAGTTGAAATAAATAAACCTATTCCTAAATTAGAAAAAACTTTTTATAACAAATATTATAAGTAAACCAATAAATAAAGTAAATACATAGCTACATACAATATTGATTGTAAGCTGAGAACCTAATTCTTTTGATAAATTTAATTGACTTGCATTTCTTAAATAATTTGTTTGTTCATTATTTAAATATAATGTGTAAGAGAGTACCAATAATGTTACTATCTTCATAACAATTGATATTAAAAAGAAATTACTTAATGGACTTATTATGAATAGGACAATGAAAAATATTGATAAAGCTGAACATGTACATACTCTTTTGGTTGTATCTGTAAATGTTGTTAAACTGAAATGTTCGTTTGAATTCATATATATTATAAATTATATAAAAATAATTTATAATAATATCTTAATGAATAAGGAATCTATCATAAATGAAAATATAATGCTTACACCCTTGGTAATTTAAAACGCCGTTTTCACGACATTAAAAAAAATCAAGTTAGTAATGGCGAATCGCACGCCTTTGCACGCTTATCACTCTTACGAGGTTTCACGGCAATTTTTTCTGGTCTAAAACATAATGGTCTTTCTTCTCCTCTGTATTGATTAAGAAGCAATCCTAATATGTTTTTGGAAGCATTGATATCCCTATCCATACAACATAATTTACACTCGTTGTGTTTGCAACGGATTACGCTATGGATATTAGACAATTTTGCTATGGGTTCTAAAACGCCCTTCTTTTTTCTTTGAATACGATTTCGGTATAATTCAATTTCTTTATTACACGAAGAACACGTTTTGCTTGTTTTGTATTCGTCTATATCAACCACCTTACAATACCTACGAAGTTCTCGTTTTAATCGTAAAATGGGTGTTGTTGGATGAGATTTTACTAATCCGTGTTGCTGTGAATAATCGCCGAAACCTACTAATGTTTTTACATTTTTTCCGCCACTTATACGTTCGCATATTTTCGCTAATGTTGCTTTACTTCTACAATAGGAAGTAAAGTTCAAATTGCGAAACCCTTTCTCCATATGAAACTCTGTAAATGTATTCATTCGTGGAAATACATATTTGAAATATTCTTTCATTACGATTGTTTTACTGGTTTTTATGGTAGGTATGAGTTTCCATTCTTCATAATGTCCCCACTTTTTATACCAGTTTTCACGTTTCTTGCAAGCATAAATCATTTTACTTTTATGGCGATATTCTCTGGTTGTTACTTGAATTACCTTGTCGTTTGTATCATAGGAAGTAATTAATGCCCTTATTCCCGGGTCAATTCCTAAAAAGTTGTCGTATTGTTGTTCCGTATATTCTTTTGTTATTTTTTCTGGTTGTGTTGGTTTTCGCATTTGCAATACAACACTTTTACCATCCGTTAAAATTGTATATCCAAACTTTTTATTTTTTGTTTCATATTTTGTAATATTGAATAATTCTTTCCAATATTCATTGCTATTTTCTTCAAACTTTTTCACATCTAAACCACTTTCAACATCATTATTACCACGTTTCAATTCATTCGCTATATATTTGAGTGTATTTTCTAACCCAGCATTACAAATGGTAATATGTGATTGTGTAAATCCGTGTTTATGTGGCAATAAAGTGAATGTTCTTATTCCTTTCGTATCTGGGTATTTTTCAAACTCCTTCAAAATAAAATAATAAATCTTAACAAAATGATTAGAATGTTTTACTATGTTTGCTTCGGTAGGTATATATTTTAACCATTTACGCATATACAAAACAAATACGTTCTTTCCATCATAATTAGGTTCATATATATCTTTTAACCAGTTATATACTACTGCGTTATCAGTTTCACCAGTGCGTAGTTTCAAATATTTACGAAAACGATTGTAAAAGTTTAGTTTCAAATGATTATTTGTCATTGTAAGTTGCAATTTATTCAAATTAGTAATGTATCCTAAACATAAATAATCACGTGCTGGTAAATTATCAATTATATACTCTTTCATTTGTGAAAAACTTTCATACAATTCAGTAGTAGTATCAGTAGTATCCTTTGTATATTTTAGTTGTGAAACCATACAGCACGACTGATAAAAAAGATTTTGTTTTATTTCAGGTAAAGGTTTCTTTTCTTCTAATAACCGAACAAAATGATAATTTAACAATTTATAGGATAAGAAACATATAGTGTTAATCTTCGGTAAAATATCATTAACAATCGTATCTGCTAAAAGATTGTTTTTACAAAATGATTTCCACGAACTTTTAATGCACGTGAAATCCGTATTTTTGTTATCTTCCTTACGTTGTTTCACGTCATTTCTAACAACTTTTTCTTTCGGCTGGGTTTCATCCTTTTTCTTTTTCACCATTCTATATATTACCTAAAGATATTTATTTTATATATTTATACGCATAAATATATAATTTCCTAAATAGTTTCATTTTTGTTTTTTTCATTCAAAACGTTTATTTTATCCTTTTTTTTCAAATATGCTCTTCTTGCGTATTCTTTTTTCTTTTCAAGTGGAAGATTATCCTTATACTCTTTTGTTTTTTGTATAATATCTTCTTTGTGTGTTTCGTAATATTTTGTATTACGTGTTGGTGCAGTATATGTTTTAAGTTTATTTTTTAATTGCATATTTTCATCTTCTAATATTTTAATTTTATTGACATATTCTTCCACATTCATTTTACTAATGTAATATAATAATACATTTTTAAATAATTTTTATAAAAAAATACTTTATAAAAACGGCGTTTTAAATTACCAAGGGTGTAAAGAAAAGATTTTACAATTAGAGACTAAATTGAGAATTTATATCCATATCTAAAAAAAATCAAATTAAATATACAAGAAGAGACAAGTTTATTTTTAGATTTGGATAAGTTTATTTTATTTAAGTAATATATAATGAATAAAACACGTAAAAATAGAAATACACATAATAAAACAAAAAAGAAATATGTCTTTAATAAAAATGATTATAATGCTGGGGATGGCATGCAAGTAAGTATCTGGGGTCCTGCAATGTGGCATTATCTTCATACAATGAGTTTTAATTATCCTGTTAATCCGAGTATAGAAAATAAAAAACATTACAAGGATTTTATATACAATTTAAGAAATGTATTACCATGTAAGTATTGTAGAATTAATCTAACAAATAATCTTAAAAAGAAACCATTGTTAATGTGTCATATGAAAAGTAGAGCAACATTCTCTCGATATGTTTATGAATTACATGAATTGATTAATAAAATGTTAGGAAAAAAATCACATTTAACATATTGTGATGTGAGAGAAAGATACGAACATTTTAGGTCTAGATGCACAGAAGAAAAATCCAAAATTTTTATCTTTAAAAAAACGCAAACACGAAAGAAAAAAGAAAAAGGATGCACAGAACCCTTATATGGAAAGAAATCTAAATGTGTGATTAATATTGTTCCGCAAGAAGATAAAGTTGCTACATTCCAAATGGATAAAAAATGTATCAAAACAAGAGAATAAATATAAAACCACTTATTACAAGATTATTAAATAAATAATTAAATTTACATACCAAATTGAGAGAAATCATTTAAGACAGGAGCAGGTAAAAAGTCATTGTTAATGGCATCATAGTTAGGCACTTTTTTGCATTCAAATGCAGGTTCTGGGCATCTAGCACATGCTGGACATGGTGGACAAGGTTCTTGTCTTGGACATGCGGAACTACTAGGACAAGCAGGGCACACTGGAGGCACAATTTGAGATTTTAATATATATAAATCCTCTTGACCAGAAGGTATTTGATTTCTTGAAATTCCTGGTGGTAAACTATCATAAGAAGTAGTTCCAGCAACAGTATTACCAGCAGGTCCTTGAGCATAATATGCTGTGTTACCTTGAGGTCCAGTTGCAGACCCACCATAAGGCCCATAATATTGATTAGATGAATTATTATAGTTATCTGTGGTAGTTCCTGCAAGAGTATTGCCTTGAGGTCCTTGAGCATAATATGCTGTATTACCTTGAGGACCAGTAACAGAACCAGCAGACCCACCATAAGGACCTTGGTATGACATAGAATATGGAGCTTGTTGAATAGGATATCCAGTACTACCATAATATTGTGTTGATGTATTAGTTGTATTTTGACTTCCAGATGTATTATATAAATAAGTTCCAGATGAAGTAGTTACTTGAACAGCTTGTTGACCATTATTAGTGTTAATAACGGTAGCGGTTGCACCATTAGGTCCATAATATGTTGTTGCTGATGCATTATTATTATTATCATAATAATTAGTATAGGTTTCAACACTAGATGAAGAGGCATCTGTAGATGATTGTGTTGAAAATGTTACAGGTGATGTAGAGCCCGGTAATGTTATTTGCAATGATTGTGTTCCATCACTATTAGCTACAACTACAGCAGTGGTTCCATTTTGTCCATAAAATGTTGCACCTGGAGTTAATTGAGTAGAGCTTCCGCTATAATGATTATAATTATCATATTGGCTACTAGAAGCTGTTGATGCTCCAGAAGACGATGTATAAGAGCCATTAGTGCCATTATTACCTCCAGGGCGATTACCATTTCCAGTCATATTAAAATTAGCAGTAAAATTACCGGTTAAACCTTCTTTTCCGTAATTACCTCCTAAAAAGGAACATAAGACAAGGCCTAACAATAAAATTAGGAATAGAAATAATGCTTCAGTATTCATTGTATAATTTATATAGTGAAAAAATTTAAATAAAATTGATTTGAATTTAAGAGAATATAATTATTATATATATTAAAATGAAAACTGATTACGAACCAGCTGAAATAATTGATGATTCTTCAGACGAAGAAGAATATATTATTCAACCAAAGGTAACTTCGCTTAAAAAACCAAAAATTGTTAAAATTGTAAAAGAAAAGCCAAAAACTGTATTAAAAAGCTGTTATAATGAAGACCCAAATATATATGAAATTGGTGTTGATGAAGCAGGTCGAGGTCCTTTATTTGGGTGTGTATATACAGCAGCAGTAATTTTACCTAAAGATGATTCATTTGATTTCACAAAAGTAAAAGATAGTAAAAAATTTCATTCAAAAAAGAAGATTGAAGAAGCAGCAGAATATGTGAAACAAAATGCTTTAGCTTGGCATGTAAGTTTTGAAGATGAGAAAAAAATTGATGAAATTAATATTTTACAAGCAACTCAAATGGCTATGCACAATGCAATCTTAGAAGTGAAAAAGAATTATAATAAACATCTAAAAGAAAAAGGTAAAAAGGAGAAGACAGATTATAATTATAATTTATTAATTGATGGAAATTATTTTAATCCGATTACAACTTTTAATAAAGAGACTAATAAAATCGAAACTATTCCCTACATGACTGTAGAAGGTGGTGACAATAAATACGCTTCTATTGCTGCGGCATCAATTTTAGCTAAAGTTGAACGCGACAGATATATCGAAAAACTTTGCCAACAAAATCCAGAACTATCAGAGCATTATGGTATTGATTCAAATAAAGGTTATGGTGCAAAACGTCATATTGATGGTATAAAAGAACATGGTATTACGATTTGGCATAGACGCACATTCGCTCCATGTAAAAATTATGTTTAAACCAGTAAAATCTTCAAGGGTGTAAATTCTTTTTTAAATAATATATTTTAAAATTGAGAAAATTTATTAAACTTATAAAACAAGAACTTAAACTCTAGACAAAGAATTATATAATGAGATTTTTAGTATTTGATACAGAAACAACCGGTTTACCACAAACTAGATATATTAGTCCATTTACACTACATCAATGGCCTCATATTGTTCAATTTAGCTATATAATTTATGATTCATCTTTAAATGATATTGTTGAATCAAAAGATTATGTAATTCGACTTCAAGAAAATATGTTAATTCCCGAAGAATCAACCAAAATACATGGGATTACAAATGAAATATCTACAAAAAAAGGTATACCTGTTAATGAAGTTTTAAATGAGTTCTTTTATTACTTAAGAGGAGTAGATAAGTTAATTGGTCATAATATTGAATTTGATATTAATATGATAAAGGTTGAATTACTACGACTTATTAACAAAGATTCATTAACTAAGGAACAAACTAAGATATATAAATATGATTTACATTTCCTTTCTAACTTTAATGATATTTCTTGTACATTAAAAGATTCAATTAAATTTTGCAATATTCAATTACTTAATAAGAATGGAAAACCATATTTGAAATATCCAAAACTAATTGAACTTCATGAAAAATTATTTAACAAATCACCTAGTAATTTACATAATTCATTTAATGATATTTTAGTTACATTAAGATGTTTTATGAAATTAAAACATAATATTGACTTGAATGATGATTGTAATTCATTTAAAACATATTCAAATAGGATTGGTATTGTATAAATTAATATATAAATATATATTCATAAATTAATTTTTTTTAAGCCGAACACATCTCACAAATTTCATCATGTTCTTCAACTTGTTGTTCTGGTTCAATTGTAAATTGCTGAGCTTGGTGCTTTGCTTTTCTTCTTAAATAATAAATACCTGTCTTTAATCCCTTCTTCCATGAATAAAAATGCATAGAAGTTAGAGTGTTATAGGTAGGGTCCTCAACCCATAAATTTAAGCTCTGACTTTGACAAATAAACGCACCTCTATCTGCAGACATATCAATAACGTGTTTCATAGGAATTTCCCAAACAATTTTGTATTTATTTTTAATATGTTCTGATAAAATAGTCAATTGCTGAACCGAACCTTTATTCGCAATAATATTATTTTTTATTTGTTCATTCCAATGTCCTAATTCAATAAGCTCTTTCATTAGATATTTATTGACAATCACGAATTCGCCAGCCAAAGTGCGGCGACTATATAAGTTGCTTGTAAATGGTTCAAAACATTCATTAAATCCTAATATTTGCGACGTAGATGCGGTTGGCATAGGAGCGACCAATAGAGAATTTCTAAGACCATGCATTTTAATTGATTCTTTGAGTACAGTCCAATCATATCTTCCGGGCGTTGGCTCTACATTCCACATATCAAATTGAAGAATTCCTTTAGATGATGGTGACCCAATAAATGAACTATATGCTCCTGCATATTTTAAATCTCCTATTTGAGATTCATATTTGCTTAATATTACTTGACCTTCATATTCATTTAGTTCATTTAATATATCATATCTTGTATGACAGGTTTCTTTAATAAAATTTTCTCTATGAATTGCGATTTCATTACTTTTCTCTAAAGCAGCGTGATAAATGGTCTCAAAAATGAGTTTGTTAATTTCTTTTGCTTCTTCTGAATGAAAAGGAATATCCATAAGAACAAATGTGTCTGCTAAACCTTGGACACCAATGCCAATAGGTCTATGTTTCATATTACTTATTTTAGTTTTTTCAGTCGGATAATAATTAACATCAATGACTTTATTTAAATTATTAGTTATTACTTTTGTTACTTGATGAAGCATATCATAATCAAAAATCTTTGTAACTTGGTCGACAAATGTTGGCAGACCAATTGAAGCTAAATTACAAACAGCAGTCTCTTTATCATCTGAATATTCGATAATTTCGGTACACTGACCAGTAATAATTCCATTGAATATTCCCATATGGCGCTTAGGTTCTGTGAAACAATATGTATCGTCAATGCGATTATTATTTTCTATTTTCAGAATTTTAATAAACTGACATGCGTTTCGCGCTGGTTTATTTCCAATAATTTTTAATCTTTTTGGTGAAAATCCCAATTGAACTAAGTCATATAATTCGCAAGAAGTAACTAATAATCTATATATTGGTTTAACATCATAATATTTATGTCCTCCCTTTCCATCTGGTAAATAGCTTTTTTCACGGTTTTGAAATAATCTAATTTTAGGATTTATGCCACACGTTTGTAAAAATAATTTAATAGATTTTAAGAATTCATAATTGATACATGCAACTTGTAGTTGTTCGTTGTCTCCATTTCTAGATATACTGCCATCCGCATCACAATAGCCAGAAAACCAATCTAATTTATCTTTTATACAGCAATTGTGAGACGGTATATTAAATTTGTCTTCAATATCTAATGGTAGTTGTAAAACTATTCGTCCATTATTTTCAGAAAAAGTTCTATAATTCATGTGCTGGATTAATTCTTTTTTATCTCCATATAAATAAGACATTGGTTTCTTACAATATGTTTTTGCTTGACAACTCATATTTTCATGTAAATCTATATTATTATTCAGCAAAAAATCGTCGGTTTCAAAATCAATATGTCTTTTACAGAAAAAATGACCGTTAATTGCTTTAAATTTACAATCTTGTTCTGGATTATCTGATATATTAGAATATGTACCATCACCGCAAAAAAAACCATGAGTATAAGGATATAAAAATTTGTCATTTCCATCTATAACAGGAAAAGAGCATTTTATTAACTTATCATCTGGTTTTAAATATTTTGCTTCAACTTGTTTAATCGATTTTTCAGAATAATTTTCTTGAATGTAAAACTTATGATATGGAGTACAAGTTAATTTAGAGCCGTCATCTGTAAAAACGTCTATAAGGTCTTGGTCTTCACCTGTTTTTATTATTTTTACCTTAGAAAATTCTTCACCATTCCATACTTCAACTTCTTTATCTACAAGTGTTTGAATTTCTACATGACCATTTAGTGTTAAAATATTTGTCTCAGGTGCGACACATAAATTAGACGACTTAATTGTGCCAAGATTTTGTTGATTTGATTTTGAGTTGGCAGCATCTTTATAAAGCAAATATGGTGTTCCTGTTTCCATTTGAGCATCCAAAATCTTAAACCATAAATCTCTGGCATTTACAGACTTTCTAATTTTACCTTCTAATTCATATTTTTCATAAATCTCAACAAATTTGTCACCATAAACATCACTTAATCCTGGACACTCATGAGGACACATAAGAGACCACTTCCCATTATTTTTAACTCTCTCCATGAATAAATCTGATATCCATAAAGCATAGAATAAATCTCTTGCTTTTAATTCTTCATCACCATGATTCTTCTTCAGTTCTAAAAAATCTTCAATATCAGCATGCCAAGGTTCCAAATAAATAGCAAATGAACCATTACGCTTATTGCCTCCCTGGTCAACATATCTTGCTGTATTATTAAAAACACGCAACATTGGCACTATTCCATTTGATGTTCCATTTGTTCCTAAAATATGTGTTCCTTTCGCACGAATATTGTGAATGTGTAATCCCACGCCTCCAGCCCATTTAGAAATATGAGCACAATCTTTTAATGTATTAAAAATACCATCAATGCTATCATCTTCCATAGCAATTAAGTAGCATGAACTCATTTGTGGTCTAGGTGTTCCAGCATTAAATAATGTTGGTGTAGCATGTGTAAAATATTTTTGTGACATCAAATCATACGTCTCTTTGACTAATTTTAATGAATCTGGATTATCTATGTCTCCGTGAATTCCAATAGATACACGCATCCACATATGTTGTGGTCTCTCTACAATTTTATTACCTAATTTAAATAAATAAGCTCTTTCTAATGTTTTGAATCCAAAATAATCCATAAGATAATCTCTATCATGAATAATCATTGTATTTATTTGATTTTTATATTGTTGAGTAAAATCCCAAAATTCTTCTGATATTAGTGTTGTATTTAATCCATGTATATCTTTAAATTCATATAAGTCTTTCATCACATTTGAAAATAATGGCTCTGTATTCTTCTGATGATTTGAAACAACAATTCTTCCTGCTAATGTTGCATAATCAAGATGATTAGTAGACATAACTGCACATTGTTCAGCTGCTAATTCATCAATCTTTGATGTTGGAATCTTGTCGTATAATTGGTCGACAACTTTCATAACAAGCGACTGATAGTTTACACGAATACTTACATCTTGACCTAATTTCCTAATTCTATTTAAAATCTTGTCAAATGACAAATCTTCGAGTTCTCCATCTCGCTTAATTACACGCATTTCTGTTGTGTTGTCCATTATTATATAATTTCAAATTTTACCTCTAAATCAATTTTTTAATAATTAAAAAATTGATATAATTAATTTACTTAAATATAAAAGTATAATTAATAAATGTCGCTTAGTGTATCACACGTTAACGTTCCAGAAGGTTTCACATTTTCAGTTAAGATGCGAACTAATGATGAACTATTAGGAGCAATCAGTAAATATTATAATCCAAAACGAGCTCTACTAATAGGTGGCAATACTTATGCTATTCCTGATACAGGAATTTACACTTGGGATACTATTGATTGTTGGGTTTATAATCAAGAAAAACAAGGATATATGGTATTATATTTTAAGTCAATTGAAGAATATAATTTCTTAATAGCAATGATTAATTTAAAAGGAAAAAAAGCATTAGAAAAAATCCAAAATAAATTATTTAGATACGACCCAAGACAAGGATGGGTTAATACAGAAACTTACTCTACATTTGATGAAATCAACTTGATTGGTTATGAATACTACTTTAAGACGGTTGAATCTGAAATTTCTAGTCATAAAAAAAATCAAATGCTACTCAAGTCTATTGGAGAGTTCAAGAGTTTAAGTTATTTGCTTTATGGAATTCCTGGAACTGGAAAAACTACATTAATTAAAGCATTATCGTCTAAATATAATATGGACGTGTATATTGTAAACTCCATTCATGCTAAGTCTTCGAATATTGGTAATCTATTAAATCCTGTAAAAAATGGAGCAAAACCAATACTGCTGTTATTTGAAGACTTTGACAGATTTATCATTAGAGAAGATAATAAGGAATTATTGGGGTTAATTTTAAACGCAATGGATGGTTTTGATGACTCAGGAAATACAATTAGATTCTTTACAGGTAATGATTGTGATGTTATCTTCCAAGAAAAGGCGCTTATTAATAGAATCAGTGGAAAATATAAATTTGATTATCCAACTTTTGAAATGTTTAGAGCAAAGTTGTTGAAGCTTGCTGCTATTGCACCAAAACCATTAGATGGAGAAAAAATTAATCAATTCATATCAATGATTATTGATAAAAATCTTACATTAAGACCATTTACTAGTTATTGTTTGAGATATTTATTTAATGAAAATAATTTAGATAATATGATTGAAAATGTAAGTAGTTTAATTGAAGGAGCATAATAAAAATATATAAATTATATATATGAATCAAATTGTTTTTTTACTTTTATTAATAATATTGGCTCTTGGATTACCATTAATATTTAATTTATCAAATATGATTGAAGGTTATTCAAATTATTCTTTAGACCAAGCAACTGGTATGTTTCCAGATGCACAGACTAATGTATTAGTTCAGGATACTTATCCTATAATCGGTAAAAATCAAATATCGAACGATACTTCAAATGATATGTGGTGGCATTATCCAACGTTTAAATTAGGTTCATATGACCAAATAACTAATAATATAAGATATCCTAATAATCCTGATATTGGAAGATGCACTCCAGCTTCTGTGTGTGGAGCATTATATCATGAAAAAAAAATAGGCGATAATTATATAAAACCTTTACCTCCTGTTAGCGAAGATTATGGAACACGTGTAGGTTATTTTACAACAGATTATCAACTGACCGATAGCTTACCATTTGTAAGCGATGGTCCAAATATAATGTATTAAATGTATTATGAATTAAATGTATTATGAATTATTTTTATGAACAGCTAAGAACATATTATTATAACCATTTATAGATATAATATTATAATGAATTTGTTCTAAAAAATCTATTAAATGTTTATTTACAGTGTTCATTTCAAATAATATTTTTGGATAGTTAGACCTTTCAAGAGTAGCTCGTGAAGATAATAATACTTGTAATTCATTATCTTCTACATCTATTTTAATAAAACTAATATCATCAATATTAAAACTATCGAGTGTTCTAATTTCTATTTCTTCTTTTTGTAAAACGATATTGTCATTTTTATTATGAAGTGTTGAACCACCCCCATCAGAACTAATAATATTCAATAGTTGTTTTCCTTCTTGTTCTGATGATCCTAATCCTATATTTAAACAATTTACATTTGTAATGTTAGATAATGCGACACTTCCGCAAAGAGAATAATATGTCATTTTTTGTGGTTCAAACGCATATACATTTTTACAATATTGAGCCAAACTAATTGTATATGTTCCAGAATGAGCACCTATATCTAATATATTCTTATCTATTTTACAAAATTGTTTACACCATTCTATTAAACTTTTTTCAAATAAACCATTGTTAATATAATAATTTATGTTGTTCTTTGGCAATATATAAATTTTATCACTTAAAAGTATAACTTGGTTTTTTTCGTCATTGCTCGTATTTAAATTATATGGTTTAGTTAAAATAAAAAAATCGCACATTATGATATAATATTATATGTTTTTATATTGTTTATATATTGTGTATACTTATATTTAATATTAATTTCATAAATTAATCGATTTTTATGTTACAAGTTTAATAACCTGTAAAAAGCAAACATCTTTGTTATCAATATAAGACTTGTTAGTCTGTTCTTTCTTCGACTTCCTGACAGGTGCTCTATGTTCATAACCAGAAATTCGTTCTTGCTCGATTATCTTCCAAACTTTTTCTAATTGACCAACATTATTTTTAAACCATTCTTTATTTCTTAAAACCAAAACACAACTTAACTTTTCAAGTTTCCAATAAATAAATTTTATAAATATATAATTATAAGGTTGGGATTCATATTTTTGTAATGTTGTTTCCTCCCATTTTGCTACATCATCTGGTGTCCATATATTTAATGGCATATATTCATAATATGGATTTCCTTTTTTTGTATGAAAATATAAAATAATACCTTTATATGAGCCATTAGACGTTGTTGTAAAACTATTAAATTCATTTCCTTCAAAGCTTGCTTTTGATGAATCGTTTTTATAACTATCATAATCAGGATATTCTATAAATTTTGTTTCTAAAAAATCACATTCATCAAGGTCACAAACTTCCATTTGTAGTTGCATTTGTACCCAATATTCTTTTTTTGGAATACCATTTATTTCGCGATTTACGATATTTTTAATTTCAAGCATGCGACCATAATGTCCAGTTTCAGATTTAATAATAATTCCATCAGGAGACGCACCAATGAATTTATAAATAGGATGTTGTATACAGCCAAAATCCTCAACTTTTGAATTATACATATGTTCATACATCATAACAGACAATGGTTCAAATTTTTGTCCCCAATGTAGTGTCGAATTTGTATTTACCATCTTAACTTCTTCATCTACTGGTTCAATCGTAAAATCTTTTAAGGGTTGACATTTTTCATAAATTAACTGATTTATTGTACTTTGAGTTTCAAATGCTTTCCATGCATTACTTGCGGTAATTAAATTCCATCTAAATTGATACCATTCAGGTGTTCTTTGAACTGGCTGAGGTAGTTCTCTCAAACTTTGAATTTTTTGTTCAATTATATTTGTTTCTTCTTCATCAATCTCAGATAATTTATCATCGTCATCATCATTATTTTTAAGAGACCTTTCTGGATGAAAAGTAGTAATATAAATATTAAACGCGTCTTCGAGTAAATCGTTCATATCATCTTCAATATAATCGCTATCCAAAATGTGGTCCTCCATTTGAATGTAAAATATTTCTTTAATTTCTTCTAATAAAATGTCGTGAAAATTTGGCTCGGAAATTGCTGTTGGGTTTTCACTCATAAATTCTTCCATAAGATGAAATGCTGTTTCAACAACTTCAATAGCATGTTCTTGTGTAAAAATTGTAGGTTCGTCTTCAAATACTAATGTATCCATTATATCGTGTAATTCTTCTAAATCTGATAAATATGTTGTCATACTATATAACTTATTTAAATCTTTTTAATATAATTATTTTTGTTATATTAAAAAATTAACCTAAATTTTGTAGTAAATTAGCGACATTTAATACTCCTTTTCCAGATGCAATATCAAACCCAGTTGTTGCTGAAAATACACAACTTGAACCTTGAGTTACATCAAAAAATTAAATCCTAATTTCATAATATTTAATTTTCATCATCTTCTTCAGAATCAGATTCATTAGTTTTTGATATGTCTTTTTTTCTGATTGTACCATGACCAGGTTTTTTTGGAGCTAAAGATTTAAGAGTAGAAACGCGTTTATCTAAATTTTTTAATGTAAAATGCTTATTAGATTTGACATAATGCAATGCAGGAATTTCTTTAATTTTTCCATTATCTTTATCATATAAAACATCTTTAACTCTTTGGAGTTTTTTACGGTCAATACAATCTTTTAAAAATGACATTAGCGATTCACTCTCATCATTTGATAAATTATTTTCTACTTTATAAGTCTCAACATATTCTTGCAATTTCTTTGTTTTAATTGTTTTATTTAACTTACACCATGGTTCATTAACATTATTATTTTTTTCATTTTCAAGAAATTTGTCCAAGTTAGATAGGTCATTTGATGATTTTGTTTCTTGCAGAGGTACACCATTTAATAACATAGTTTTATACTTTATATTTTTAAGTTCTTGGCATTCATTAGTAGGAGTATTTTCTTCCATCTTATAATATAATATATCATATTGAGTTTAACTCAGTTTTGTAAAATATATATTTATTAAAGTGTATTTATATCAATTTCGAATAATATACATTTAAATATTTAATAAGTATTTTATATATATGGAGACTAAAAGCATTATGTTTACAAAATCAGTTAAAAAACAGGTAATGGAAGACCATAAGAAAAATAAGGAGAAAAAACGTGTGATAGCAGAAAATTGGACATTTACATCAGAAGATTATGCATATGAGAATCAATTTGAAAATATAAAAAATATAAAATCAAATACATACAATTATTTTGATGATAAATCAAAAATAGTATTGCAACAAATAAATAAAAAAATTTATAGTTATAAACAACAAGATATTATTAAAAAACTTTTAAATAATGAAAAATTTATAAATATTGAATCTGTGATAAATAAAATGATAGAGTGTGAGTTAAAATGTTATTATTGTCAATGTGAAATGAATGTTTTATATGATATTTCGAGAGAAATGAGACAATGGACAGTAGATAGAATAAATAATGATTTGGGTCATAATATAGATAATTTTTATTTGGCATGTTTAGATTGTAATTTAAAAAGAAGGTGTAGAAGTGATAATAAATTTTTATTTACAAAACAAATGAAATTAGTTAAGTTACCAGAAGTGAATACTTCGTTACTTTAATAATAATAAATAATTATATAATATTATTAGACATGGATTGTGGAAAATGTTTAGAAGAGGATAAATATTTAAAAGCGAGTAAAGGTAGTGGATATGATTATATAGGAAAAGAAAATAATTGTCAAAGACATTCTCAACCAGATAATATTACTTTAAAATGGACAGATGGTAAACCATATGAAAGGTCTAGAAGAATGAAGCATCAAATTCAGATAGAAAATGAAGAATTTAGTAAAAATATGGATACAACTGCATATTCTTCATCTTTACATCATGATGAAAATACCTGGGATATTTTAAACCAATCCTTATCAGGTTCAGGTTTCAAAGTCTCTAATAAAAGAGAAGAGTTAGGTGATAAATTAGCAAATAGAGAGATGGTTCAACAAATAGGTTTCAATCCATTTTTAGGTCAAACTAATTATGTAGATGATATTTCAATTAGAGACCAGTTTTTAAAACCGGTTAATACTACTCAAGGAGAGAAAAATTAATTATATGTTCGAACCAGATTTTAATGAAGGTAGATTATATCATATCGATTCTATATTGGCGTATGTAAACCAAAAAGTCGTAGAAGTATAAAAACAAAAGAAAAACTTCATTACATTAAAGTTTAAGCTAATGATTTACTACACATAGTGTAAAGTAATCTGTTTACAAAATAAGCGATGAAAATATTAAATAATACTAATATACCATTTGTAAACATTCTAAAAGTTAATTTATTAAAGTGTTGAAATATATATATTAATTCACTTCCTAATACTAAAATAAGCGTAATAAAAAATATAACAGAAATAATTAGGAAATAAACACATGCACTTTTATCTAAAGGGCCGAAATAATTAGTCATTAAATTAGACATTATATTATATACAAAGTTTTTTTAAAAAATAATATTCATTATAAACAACTTAAATAAGTTTTAAAGAATGATAATTAATGAGTGCTACAAATAATTATACAACGCAGAATGAATTATTGCTAAATAATTTATTAGAATTTTATAAACATAATGATAACTTAACAAGAATGTTGAAAATTATTACAGGTGAATCGAAAATCTCTCTAAGAATTGTAGATTGGTTTGCAACAAATTATGCAAAAAAGAATTATACTCTCTATGATATGACAAATCAAATAGGAGAAAAAATTCGTTTTAAAGTTTACTTCGATTATAAGCTAAAATTAAAAGCTTATAGCAAAAAAAGATTTGACCCTTTCTGCCGGTGGGATAGAATAAGTATTCCATATAAAGACGGAACATGCATTGAAACCACTATCGGACAATTGAATTTTTTTAAATGGGCTATTGAAAATAAAGTAGTTGATTATATTGACGAGCATTATGATGTCATTGAAAAGGATATGAACAATCGAAATAGCACCTCTAAGAGAAAGGAAACATTGACAGATAACGCAAAGACACGTAAAAAAAGAGAAGAATTATCAATATCCGCTACTAAAAGCATTAAGAAAGAAGAGGTTGAAATTGTTGTCAAGTTTCATTAAAACCGTTTTTACTTTTGAAAATAAAAGGAATCGTTTCCGCTTTTGAAAAACGAAATGTAAAATGTAAATAACAACTTAAAGGTTTAGTTATTATTTATATATAATGGAAACAATAAATATAGTTGAACTCATTGAAAACAATCCGATAACAAAACTATCACAAGACTATAATGTAAAATTATTAACAAAAATTAAAGAGCAATTCACAGATTTTGAACAACAATTATTTTTATCGAGCTTTTATTGTTATCTCAATTGTCACCAAAAAACTGATTTTGTTATTGATTTAGATAATGTATGGAAATGGATTGGGTTCAATCAAAAGGTAAAGGCAAAAATATTATTAGAAAATCATTTTATTATTGATAAAGACTATATAAAATCGCTTTCCCATACGGGAAACCAAATAAACAAACCCAAAGGAGGTCAGAACAAAGAAATATTCATGTTAAATATTGAAACCTTCAAAAAATTTTGTTTAAAAGCCGGAACAAAAAAAGCTGACGAAATTCATGAATATTATATGAAATTAGAAGAAATTATTCATCTAGTCATTCAAGAAGAAAATAATGAATTAAAATTACTGCTTAAAGAAAAAACAAAATCTATTGATAAAGAAAAAGAAGAATTAAAAGAAAAAACATTATTGGAACAATTTCCTTTAAATACGCAATGTATTTATATTGGATTAATTGACAACAAAACATTGGGCAAACCTAATAGCAAGATGTATCATGAAACAGTTATTAAATTCGGTCAAAGTAATAACTTAAACGAAAGAGTTAAAACTCATAAAAAAACATATGAAAATTTCAGACTATATAATGCATTTAAAGTTAAAAACAAGATTGAGATTGAAAACTGTATAAAAAAACATCTTGTGTTAAAAAATCGTCTACGAATTATAACTGTAGATGATATAGCCCACAGAGAATTAATCGCATTAGATGATGAAGCCTTTACAATTGATAAAGTGGAACAATTAATTAAGGATGTTATTAGAGAGAATGAATATAATGTTGAAAATTATAATTTACTTCTAAAGAAGAATGATGAGTTACAAAATGAAATTTATAGATTAAAATATCAAGTAAATGAACAAAATAAATTGCTGGAAACATTGAATTTATCTTTAGGAAAGTTTGAAGCAAATAAACAAATAAGCATTGAACGTGCTAACAAACGGTTAAAAGAAATAACTGAAAAGACGCCTGAAAAAATAAAAGAATATAGGAAAAAAGCTTATGAAAAAAGAAAAAATAAGATACTAGAAGAAACTAACTTAAATAAAAACCATTAAATACTATATAGTATTTAATGGTTAGATATAATAATGATTTATTAGAGGGATTTTGTTATGAAAACGATTTAATTTTAGAAAAAAAATATGACCACTTAAATAGAGAAACAATCATAAATGGTAAATGTAAAAATGTAGATTGTTTTAATATTTTTTCAAAAACATTTAGAATTTTGTTGAGAACTAAAAATTTTTGTCATGAATGTTCGATATTGAATGGAAAATTTAAAAGTATAGAAACTAATATTAAAAAATATGGAGTAGAAAATCCTTTACAAAATAAAGAAATAATGAACAAGATGAAAAATACTAATATAAAAAAATATGGAGTAGAAAATCCTTTTCAAAATGATAAAATAAAAAATAAAATAAAAAATACAATTTTAAATAAATATGGAGTTGAACATATTTCACAAAGCACTATTTGCGTTAATAAGAGAAAAGCTACTCTTATTAATAAGTATGGAGTTGATAATCCAATGAAACTCGAAAAATTTAAAAATAAATTAAAAAATACAAATTTAAAAAAATATGGCGTTGAATATTGTCAACAAAATCAGGATATAAGAAATAAAGCAATGGATACAAATTTAAAAAAATATGGAACAAAATATTCATTTCAAAGTGAATTGATTAAATATAAAATAAAAGAAACTCTTTTAAAAAAATATGGTGTAGAAAATATATCTAATTTACCTGAAGTTAGAATTAAAGCACAAGAAACAATGCTAAAAAAATATGGATTTAGACACGCTTCGCAAAATCCTTATTTATCAGAGAAGCAAATTTCTAATTCAAACAAATTATATAAATTTCCTTCTGGAAAAATTGTTACAATACAAGGTTATGAAAATTTTGCGTTAGACATATTATTAAAAACATATAACGAAAATGAAATTTATAATAAAAGAACTGAAGTTCCACATATAAAATATGAACTCAAGAATGAATCTCATTATTATTTTCCAGATATATTTATACCAAAAGACAATTTAATTATTGAAGTGAAATCTTTTTACACTTATAAAAAACACTTGATCAAAAACATATTAAAATCACACGCTGTAAGAAAATTAAATTATAATTATGAAATATGGATATTTGATAATAAACAAAATTTAACAATTATTTAATTTTTATGGCGTTATTCTGGTGTATCAAAAGAAGAACAATTTGCTGAACAACCCGTGGTAAAAATTTGTTGTAAAAATGGAGAGAACATATCTTTCAAAAATATAGCTGATGCTGCTAGAGACGCAAATGTTTCAGCGCCTGCATTAAGACGACGAATTTTAACAGACGTTCATGTAAATAATTATCACTGGACTTTTGATAAAAATGCTTGCCATTACAACTAAAATATTCATAATATATATACAGATATTATGAATAATATTCAAAAAAGATTTATGTTATTTTTATTAGGGTGTATACCAACGCGTTTGTTTCTAGTTTATTTGGCTAAAAACATTCCTGTTAATTATTTACCTGTTTTAGGATATATAGCATTACTTCCGGCAATAGGTTTTATTTATTTATTTTTAAGCGGAACAAGAAAAAGTGGTCCTGAGACATTTGGAGATAAGATTTGGTGGAATAATTTAAGACCAGTTCATGCTATATTTTATTTATTATTTTCTTACAATGCTATTAATAAAGTAAAAGATAGTTGGATTTATTTATTATATGATGTAATTTTTGGATTAATAAGTTTTTTAATTTATCATTACATCAATAACGATTTTACAGCTTTGTACATTTAAAACGCTCAACTATAATTAAAATTTATCTTTATATTTTTTGCACCAACTAATATATTTTGTTTATAGTTAATTTATTCCTAATATTTATGTTTATATTAGGAATAATAAGTCATATAATTTTTGTGTAAGAACAACTGTAGATAAAGTTTTATTTGATTAAATTATTACGTATTAGTATTATTTAAAAATATGTAATAATTATATTATATTAATGGGAAATTCACAATCATCATCAATAAAAATAAATTATGAAGATGTTCAATTTATAATAAAAAATCCGGAAGGACATTTGTTAATAAATACTCTCTCTGGTTCAGAACAACATTGTTTGATTGTAAATACAATAAATATAAATAACGAAGAGAATATGATAAATAACTGTATGAAAAGAGGAGCAAAGGGTATAAAAGTAGTAATATATGGTAAGAATAGTAATGATGAAAAACTATATAATAAATATAGTCAGCTAACTTCTCTCGGATTCTATAATGTATATATTTATACCGGAGGTTTATTTGAATGGTTAATGTTGCAAGATATATATGGAGAGAAAGAATTTCTAACAACAAAAAAAGAACTAGATATATTGAAATACAAGCCAAATAAGGTTTTAAATGTTCCGCTTTTGGAATATTAATTTTCTTTAAGTAGTTAAAATAATATATATAAATTAGCTACTTAAAGACTGAGACACTACATAATGAAGGGAAATTCTTTGAATTCTGAAAAAATGTTTAAAAAATATTCCCTACACCTGAAGAGAAAATTATTCATTTAAAAAGTGGAAAGTATTTTTGAAATTTTAAAATGGACAAAAAAAATGTCCAAAAAAAAATAACGCTGATATTTTATGGGAAAAGTATTTCATGAGAGCATATTTTAAAATTAACGTAATACCGCCAAAAAAATAATTTTCATTTTGTTACGATAAATTTTTTAAAAAAAACTTAAAGATATTTTCTTTAGGAATATAAATGGAAGTATTGGAAATAAAAAAGAGCCAAAAAAGCGCCAATTTTTATTGTGAATTATGTCACTATGTATGCTCTAAAAAATGTGATTTGACGAGACATAATAAGACCAAAAAACATATATATCGTAACAATGGAAGTATTTTGGAAGGAGCCGGAAGTATTTTTTCCAAAAACGCGGAAAAAAGCGCCGATTTTTTATGTCATTGTGGACAGTCATATTTAACACATTCTGGACTTTGGAAACATAAAAAATCGTGTCAAAAAAAAGCGCCAAAAAGTGATATAAATTCTGAAGAAAAAATGGATGTATATGACCTTGTTAAGTATTTAATGAAAGAAAATAGTGAATTAAAAACTATATTGATAGACCAAAGTAATAAAATGTTTGACCAGAGCAATAAAATGGGAGATGTCACTATGGAGCTCGTCAAAAATGGTGTCAATAATACCACAAACAATACAACTCATACTAATTCACATAATAAAGCATTTAATCTAAACTTCTTCTTAAATGAGACCTGCAAAAATGCAATGAATATTACCGATTTTGTGGATTCCATTAAATTACAGTTGAGTGATTTAATGGATATAGGTGAACTAGGTTATATAGAAGGAATTTCGAATATAATTGTTAAAAACTTAAATAACTTAGATGAAACAGAGAGACCAATTCATTGTACTGATAAGAAAAGAGAAACTTTTTACATTAAAGATGCAGATAAATGGGAAAAAGATGATGAGAGAAAAAAAATGAAAAATACTATCAAAAAGGTTGCCAATAAAAATATAAGATTATTATCTCAATTTAAAGAAAAATATCCTGACTACAATGATTCAGATTCTATACACTCAGACCAATATAGCAAAATTGTAATTGAATCTATGTCATGTGATGTCGAAAAAGATGAAAAAATAATTAGAAACATATCAAAAGTGACTGGTATCAAAAAAAATGAATAACTTATATAGCTTCTTCAAGTAAATAATTTTCAATAGCTATATTTGAAATCTCATCTGCTCTTTTATTTTTATTTCTAAAAATATGACAATATTCTATATGTTGAAAATGTTTTTCTAATTCTTTTGCTTTTTCATATAACTCAATTAAGTTATCAGCACGACACCTATAGAGTCCTTTCATCTGATTAATAACTAGCATACTATCACCTAGCACCTTTAAATGAGATATATTAAACTCTTTTGCTTTCATTAAACCTAGTATTAGACCAGCATATTCAGCATGATTATTTGTAGCATTATCTCCAACTAAGAAACTTTCCACCCAAATTTCTTTGTTAAAATGATATATAACTGCGCCAGCACCTGCTAACCCTGGATTTCCTTTACTACATCCATCAAAGTTCATTATATAGTCATATTCTGGAAAAATTTTGTCATTTTTTTTGGAATCATTCGTTTTTTTAAAATATGTATCGATTTTTGGTAACATGTTGTTTTATTAAATAATATAAAGTAATTATTTTATGTTATTTTGAATTTTATATATTTAAATATACTTAAATATATTTATATTAAGCAAATATAAAGAATGGTGCCTCTCTTATTATTTCTATCATTGTTTGCAAGAATGATTTTTGCTGACACTGAATGTCCGTATGTTTCGTCTATTGGAGATAGACGTAGTGATAAAAGTAAACTAAGACTCGTTCAATATAATGTTGAATGGTTATTTATTGATTATTATAGTCCAATGAATTGTCCAGGAAGCGGTTGCACATGGGTAAATCAAAGTGAAGCTGAAACACATATGAATTATGTTGCCGAAGTAGTAAAGTATTTAAATCCTGATGTAATTAATTTTTGTGAGGTCGAAGGATGTGATGAACTTAATATATTAAAAGGCAAATTAGATAATTCGTATAATCCTTACTTAAAAAAAGGAACTGATACAAGCACTGGTCAAAATGTAGGAATGCTTACAAGAGTAGACCCTTCTATAGATTTATATAGAACCGAATTAAAATATAATTATCCAATACCTGGTTCAAAATGTGGATATACTGGTTCTGTTGGTTCATCTGGTGTAAGTAAACATTATATTACAGAATTTAATTTTAATGGATATAGTATTGCATTAATAGCTGCTCATTTAATAGCTATTCCTACAGACCCATCAAGATGTGCTCAGAGAGAGGCTCAAGCATCTGTATTGCAAAATGTAATTTTTGGTTATGTAAATAAAGGATATGAAGTAATTATGCTTGGTGATTTCAATGATTATGATGCTGAAGTATTAGATATGAATAGCAATAAACCAACATCAAGAGTATTAGACATACTAAAAGGATATCAAGGTGATTTAAGTGGATTATATGAACTTCATAATGTAGCTGAAGAAATTGTTAAAGACCAGCGTTTTAGTGATTGGTGGGATTCTGATGATAACTGTAAAACAGCTTCTCAAACAGATTATTCTATGATTGACCATGTATTAGTAACAGATGCTATAAGAAAAAATATTGCTAATGTATTTATTTATCATAGTTATGATGAATATTGTGGGAAATATAATTCAGACCATTATCCAGTTGTTGTTGATTTAATGATTTAATTTTTCTCTCAAGATTTACTATGCTTCGCTGAAACGCTGATTAATTCCACCAACTTTTTTTGTTCTATTTTATTAAATTTTTCTCTTAATTCATTCATTTCTGTTTTATGCTGATTTTCCATTTTATCCATAAAATTTTTGTTGTTGTAATTCTTGTTTTCTTCAGATATTAATAATATATTTTATACTATATTATTAAGTTATTAACTAATTTCAACTTTATTTTCTTCTTGAATACCTGCGTTTAGATTTTCTCTTATGTTTTCTTGTTTTTCTTCTTCGTCTTTTACCACCGGATTCATTAATAACAGGTAATAAGCTACCATCAAAATATCTAGATTGAGGGTTTTCGTCTTCATCTTTTGATGGTGGTTGTTTCATTGTCATACCAATTTTAATTGTTTCATACAATTTTTCAATCTCATCTGGAGAAAGATATTGATTATAAACTTGTTCAAAATCTTGTCTTTGATTATTTTTGACAAGTCCTCTAATAAAAGAAGCAGAATATTCAGATGGATTAATATCAGAAATTATTCGCTCTCCCATTCCGGTAGTTTTTAATGCATCCATTCCTTCTCTCTCTAATATAATACCATTTATTGATTTAACATAGTCTTTTGTTTTAAAGTTATCAACTATTGTATCCAAAAAATCAGCTCTATCTCTCCCAACAATAAAAAACATATTAATTTTAGTTATATCTTTATCAATGAAATCGTTTTTAATCACATTATAAATAAATCCAAATGGACTACCAATTGAACAAATAACAATAACATTAAAATTTTCAATTAGTTGTTTTTTAATTGAGTCAGTTTCAGAAATAGCAAGTATTTCTTTATATGCTGATATCATTTTATCTAATATTGTGGATTTATATATTAAATCAGATTGACTCATATTAGTTAAAATTGCGGCATCTGATTTGTTCTTTGCTTTTGGAATAGAAGAGTTACTACATGGTAAAGGATTTTTACCATCTAAAGAACTAGAAGTTATTACATAAGCTTTATCAACACCTAAATCAATAGCTTTATCAATCATAGTTTTAATTAATTCTAGATGACCAGGTGTTGGTGGATTCATTCTTACAAAAGAAAAAATAAATGTATTATCAGGTGTATAATCTACACTCATATATATATTAATTATATATAAATTTTTCAATTAAATCAATCCATTCTTTAAGTATATGTTCATTTTCAAAAATATTATGATTACCATCTAAAACTATTTGGTCTTTGCAAACACATTCAGTTGAAGTTTTATCCATCATATTATCATGGTATTCACTACACGATTTTAAATAATTAATAGGAATATTATGTTCGCCTTCTCTATGTCTTGTATTAATTCTTTGATGACATATTTCAGGGTAAGTTTTAACATAAACAATTTTATTAAGAGGAAATTCATCAATAAATGTATTGAACCAATTAAGATATATCTGATAGTTAATATGTTCAATCTTACCAGTATCATATAACATTTTGGCAAAAACCATTTTATCTGTAAATAAACTTCTCTCTGTTATGATAATATATTTTGGTAGTTCAAAATAATTTTTTTGTTTGTCATCATTAATAAACATTTGCTGATTTCTATTTTTAATTAATTTTTCTTGAGATTCTTTGACTCGTTGAATAGTTTCTTTTAATAATTTTAATCTAGATATATATGCCATCATTTGGAATGAGAATGAATACTTTTCTTGGTCAGCATAAAATTTCTCTATAATTGTAGTGCCATTTTCATCTGTAATTTTACTCCATTCATCAACCGGTTCTTTTAAGAATATAATGTTTGCATTATCTTTAAAATATTTTTTAAGATTGGCTAGTAAGGTTGATTTGCCAGAACCAATATTGCCTTCAATAGAAACAATTTGAATTTGATAATTCATTATATGTATTATTTATACATTATATTTATATTGATTTTACATTTCAATTTTATTTAATAAAAAAATTGAAATAAAATATATATATAAAGATAAAAGTACATTAATAAGTAATAAAACCAACAAAATGGATTTGAGACAACGTAAGTTAAACAAGTCAGAATGGGAAGGTATTGAAAGGCCAGTTTCTGAATTAGAAGTCCCTATTTTGAATCTTATTGTAAGAGGTTTTCACGATGTAAATATTAGAATTAATAGTAATAATTCTATCTTTACATTTTTAAAGATAGAATTTTCAGAGAAAATTGAAGATTATATTTATAATCGTTATTTACGTAAGCGTGCTGATGCAATAGAAAATATATTATTAGAATTAGATTCAAGTTATAAAGTTATGAAAATTGATGCAAATATAAAACCAAATTCATGCGATAGAGTTAGATTAGAAAGATTTGATGATGAAACAATTAAGAATAACGACATATATGAAAATGTTTTATTAAACTATTTAGAAAATTTCTTATCTAGTAAAAAATCTAATAATAACAAATCAAATCACTTTAATTATTATACTATTTATAAGCTAATAAGAAATAACATTGTTCGTTTAAATAGGCATATTAGAAATTTGACAAATATTGTGTTAGAGAAATTTGCTGATGCAATTAATAAATCTATTATAATTGAAAATGCTGTGGAATTTATTGAAAAAAATGAGAGTTTATTGAAGTATAATGATTTAGTTCTTTATGAACATCAAAAAGAAATATTTGCAACGATTAGAAATCCTAGACCTAAGTTGATATTATATATGGCTCCAACAGGAACAGGTAAGACTCTTACGCCAATTGCTCTTTCAGAACAAAAAAAAATAATCTTTGTTTGTGCAGCAAGACATGTAGGTTTAGCATTAGCAAGAGCAGCAATTTCTGTTGACAAAAAAATCGCATTTGCGTTCGGATGTTCAAGTGCAGACGATATTCGATTACATTATTTCGCAGCAAAAGAATTTACAAAAAATAAGAGAACTGGTGGTATTAGAAAAGTCGACAACTCTGTTGGCGATAATGTCCAGATTATTATTTGTGATATTAGGTCTTATTTACCTGCTATGTATTATATGTTAGCATTCTTCAGTGCGAAAGATATTGTTACATATTGGGATGAACCCACTATTACAATGGACTATGATGAACATGAATTTCATAAGACAATTAGAAAAAATTGGAAAGACAATGTAATTCCAACAGTTGTTTTATCTTCGGCTACTTTACCAAAAGAAACTGAACTTACAGAGACAATTCCTGATTTCTTAAATAAATTTCCAGGAGCAGAAATATGTAATATTGTGAGCCATGATTGTAAAAAAAGTATTCCTATTGTTAATAAAGATGGTTTTGTTGTATTACCTCATTATTTAAATAATAATTATGATGAAATCTTGAAAATTGCAAACCATTGTAGAGATTATTTGACGCTATTGAGATATTTTGATTTAAAAGAAGTTGTGGAGTTTGTAAGTTTTATTAATACAAATAATTATGCAAATAATAAAATGCGCATTGATAGACATTTTGAAGATTTGGATTCAATTAATATGAAAAATATTAAAATTTATTATTTAGATATGATGAAAAATATTAATCCATCAAAATGGCAGATGATATATTCATATTTCCAACAAAATAGAAAACCAAGAATTATGGAAAATACTGCTGTGGATACAAAGGGTGGTAAGATTCAGAAAATTCGTAGTTTAGGACCTGGTGTAACCCCTATAACATCAAAATCTTTAGCAGGAGCATCTCTTTCAAGACTTGCGTCTGAACAAATTACAAGTTCTAAACCAATTCCACAAGGAACGTCGGGTGTTTATGTTACAACTAAAGATGCTTATACATTAACTGATGGTCCAACAATATTTATTTCGAATGATATTGAGAAAATTGCAAAGTTTTGTGTTCAACAAGCAAATATACCATCTGCTGTCATGGAAGACCTTATGAAAAAAATAGAGTATAATAATGTTATTAATAAACAAATTGATGAGATTGATGTTGAGCTAGATGTCATAAAAGAAGGTATTGAGCAACGTGTAAAAAATGTTGTAAACGAGTCCTATAAAGGTGTTAATGTTAAAGGTAGAGCTAAATCAAATAAAGACCCAAAAAAACTAAGCAAAGATGTTCCTGATGAATTACAAAACAAAGGCGCACTTAATAAAATGACAGAAAAGATAAACTTATTAAGAGCCATGATTAAACGTGCTTCATTAAATGATACATTAGTTCCCAATAAAAAACAACATATCGATAAATGGGCTGCTGATAATACAATCTCAAATGCATTTACTAGTACAATTGATGAGCAAGTAGTTTGTGATATTATGGCGTTAAATGGTGTTGACAATTTATGGAAAGTGCTTTTAATGATGGGAATTGGTGTATTTATTAATCATGATAATATTACTTATACAGAAATTATGAAGAATCTAGCTGATGAACAAAAATTATATATGATTATTGCTTCAAGTGACTACATTTATGGGACAAATTATCAATTTTGTCACGGATTTCTAAGTAAAGATTTAGATTTGACACAAGAAAAAGTTATTCAAGCTATGGGGCGTATAGGAAGAAATAATATTCAACAAACTTATACAGTAAGATTTAGAGATGATTCACAAATCGCAAAATTGTTTACATCAGAAACTGAAAAACCAGAAGTGAGAAATATGAATATATTATTTAATAGCACAAAGGTAATATATCAAAATGGCGAATATATTGAAATTCCTGAGGAAAATGATGAAACCCCTAACGGGAATGAAGATGATGGCGAAGAATTTGTTCCATATGATGGAAATGAAGAAAATAATGATTAAGAAGACACTTAAATAAATAAATAAAAAATTGGAAGAATGATTTTTTATTTATATATGTAAACCATCTACATAATTTGTATTGAAGCAATTTAAATGAAATTGGATTTCATTATATAAATTATTCTTTACATTGCCTTCCTCTACAGCAATCATTGGCGATATTAGTGCCTTTTTTCCATATTTCGTTAAAGTCCAATCCGGATTAAATGGCATAGTATCAATGGTTGATATTGCATGCTCTATTGTATATCTATCTAATAAATTAATAGCATGTTTTCTAGAAATCAAATACATTTGAGCTCCCCATATATCAGCTGGGTAATCATAATAAGAATATTTTTCAGTTCTTGCTTTTAGAACAAAACTATTATTAGTATCATAAATTTTAAATGACAATAAATAGCCAAGCAATATTAAATCTAATTCTAAATCATTAAATGTATTTATTATATCAGGTAAATCATTTACAAATTCTTTCGAAATAAGAATATCATCTTCGGTTACAATACAGTAATGCTTTGATGTTTTTTCTACAAAATGACGAATTGAATCCATATGTTGTAGCATGATACTCCAAGTACGTCTGTCTGCATTTTCAGGTACGTTTGCTAACCTTTCATCATTTTTTTCAACAGTGTCAACAAATATTAATTCTAATTTAAATGAATCAAATCTTGAAATCATTTTATTCTTTCTATCTTCATCTTTGTAATTTACAGTATAAAATCCAATATTTTCAATCATATACCTAATAATTTATTATCTTTAATACATTTATACTTTTGAAGAATTAAAATGACTGCCATTTTATTCTTTCAAATCAGCAGTCATTTTTACGGAGTTATACACCTTTTAACATTTACTGTGCTTCGCCGAAACGCCGAATCCCTATTGGGACCACCACCAAGATTTTTGTTGTGATACAACTTTTTCTAATTTTTCAAATTTATCATTTAATAATTTATGTTGATTTTCCATTTCAATCATTTCTTTTTTATGTTGATTTTCCATTTTATCCATAAAATATTTGTGTTGTATTTCAACCTTTTCATTATTTAATTCCATTATTTTATTAGTCGTATATTGATGATATACTCCAAATGTCATAGCACCTAAAGCACCTTGACTGATTGTTTTTAATGTTTCCCCTGATATTAAATGTGGTTTATTCATTTTGGTTTATATAAACTAAACCTTTATTATTTTTAATTAAATGATAATTTTGCTCCTATTTCTTTATAATAATAGCTATTATACTGAATATTATTTTGTAATGCTTTTGCTAATGTTTTATCACTCATTTTTAAATCTCTAATACAATCATATTTACAACTAAATTCTTTAACTAAATTATTATTTACATCATATTGTCCTATTCCATTTTTATATAATTTTGGCTCTCCATTTTTCTCTTCAAAATCTTGTATTAAATCTTGTTTGCATGTATCATATAAAGCATAGTAATGACCATTTGATAAACTAACATTTTTAACTGGATTATCTAATGCCGATATACTTTGATATCCATTTAGATTTGCAGCAGTTTTTCTATCTAAATATACATTCAATATTTCTGATTTATCTGCGTTTAATTTTGCGATATATCCCAATTGTTGAACTTTAGTTTGTTTAGTTGGTTGAATGGAGTGAATAATATTTGGGTCTAAATTTCTCTCTATAAGAAGCCAACGAAACCCACAATAAATTGTATTTTCTTCAACAGCCTTAGCAATACTAGGTCTTTTAATGTTTTTATTTTCATTCATAGCCTCTGTTACAGATTCATATACTTTTACTAGTTGTAGAGTTTCAGGGTTGATTTTTTGTAGACGTGGTCCCAAATGTGGAATTTGTTGGCTAAAACCTGTAACTATCTTAGTTTCTTTTTCATTGAGTTTGTTAAGAATAAGGTGTATAGATGTTTCGAGAGAACTTACTTTATTCGTCAATAATTTATTTGTTTGGATTAGCTCTTTTAACATTTCATTATCATTGTTAATAGTTTGACCATTATTTTTTAATTTTAAATTTTCAATTTCCAAAAGTAATTCTCTTACTTTATAATTATAGTTGTCAATGTTATCATTTATTACTTTAATAACCATTTGAATAGTTAATGTAGTTCCAATTAAAAATAATTCTTTTTCTGATTCGTGTCCTGTTAAATTTTTTACATTAGTTGACTTAATTATTTGATGTGAATGTAAAAATTGTTCAAAATCTTTAGACTTATCTACTTGAAGGCAATGCAATAATAAACATTCATCATATTTACCTTTATGTTCATTATATCTACTCTGAACACCCTTCCTTGACTCGCCAATTTTTACGATATATGTTCCATTTTCAAACGTTTTTACTTTTATAATATAAACTAATGGGCCTGATGTTGCGTATTCTTTTAATAAAAACTTTTCATTATCTATTTCTTTTTGTTTAATTATTTTTTTTTCTGTTTCTTTATTTTTATTTTCAAGTTGAAGAACTTGTTTCTTGAGCTCCTCACTTTCTTCTTTAGTAATTTCAAACATAATATTTTCTAGTTTAATAAAATAATCATGAATTTCATCAGCTTTTGCAGTTCCAGCTTTTAAACAAAATTTCTTAAAAGTTTCAACATTTAACATAATTATTTCTTTATTATGACCTCCTCTATTACTTTTTTTTGCTCCCGAAGGTTCGGGAGCAAACAATTTATAATCTTTATTATTAATAAATTGTTTCTCTAATAAATATTTTGCATGATATTTTTGTTGAAAGCCAAGCCATTTCCATACATTATCTAAATCAATAACAAAATCATTTTTAAAATCATACTTTAAATAGCAGTAAAAACTGGACAAAAATATTTGCTGTTCATAATTTGTGAAATTATTCTTCACTTTTTCAACTAATTTACTCTGATAATCGCCTGAAAACTTAGTAATTGGATTACTTTCGATGAGATTTACGATATCTATACTCATGTTATATATTAATTATATAGATATCTTTATATTGTTTTTTGCTTTAAAAAACAAATTACAATAATTTTAACCCGTCATATTTTTCTTTAATTTTTTCATTTAATTTCTCAAGTTGCTCTTGCATATCGTATTCTTCAGGTAAAACCATTTTTAAATTTAATCTTTTACCATCGATACGTTTTTCAAATACTAAATGAAGTTTCTCTCTAAAAGTTGCTAATGATACATATTTTGGTAATTGGATTCCTTCTTTTTCTGGATAAATATTATTTTCTAAATCATCAACAACTTTATTTGCTTGTTTTAATTTTTCTTGAATGCTAATTTTATTAGATTTAGTTGTTATCCAAAGTTTATCAAGTTTGGGATGTGTTTCCACTTTGAAAAACTCTCTTTCTTTTGTATGTTCTTTGTCTAACCATTCGTGATAATAAACAACATATTTTTTCATCATATCTTGAGTAACTCCTTCAGGTAAATCCTTAGCGCTTTGTTTTCTTTCTCTCTTTGTTCCTTCTTTTATTCCTTTTGAATTTTGTTCTTGTTCTTTTCTGGTTGCGATTCTTAGATTTTTAAAAGTGTTGTTTAAAGGATTTTGGTCAATATGGTCAACACTAATTGTTTTTGTGCCTTTTCCATTTCCATAGCACCCTGTAATAATTTGATGAATATATAAATCATTACTTCCCATAATATATCCATTTTGAAGTTTAAACCAACTTATTTTTTTATTTAATATTTTTTCATAGTCTAAAATTTTTTGATAACTCTCATCACATAATTTACAAATAGCATTTTTTTCACAATACATTAGTATATATTCTTTATCATTTTCTTTTATTTTCCATAATGGATTTTTCATAATACCAGCATCTTGTCCTAATGTTAAATAATGACCTGGTATATATTCAATAACATTATATTTTTCGATAATATTTTTATAATAAGAGTGATAAATTTCAACATTACTTCGTCTTAAATCATATTTATTACTATTTTTAAAATTATAACAAGTACTTTCTTGACTATAGTTAAATATAAAATCTAAATAATTAAAACGTTTATAATTATAAGTATATGATGGGTAATCTTCATTATTGTAATCATTAAATATAAAATTTTTATTAAAATTTATAATCTTATCCTTATCTTTATAGTCAACAAAATAAACTTTATCTCCAAAAGTAATAGTTCCACAATCTAATAGTTCGTCCGTTCCGTATACAGGTTTCATTTTTAATAATATAGTATTATTATCAGCTTCAAAATATGAATCAATTTTATTAATATTCATATTATGATATTATTTGTAATATTGTTTTTAAGTAGTTTTGGGTTATAAATAATAAAATATAATTGTATATGTTTTTGAAAGCAACCCAATCCGCTCAATTTGAGTATGCTAATCCACCCATACCACTCATAATACGTAAGACGTTGTAGTTAGTGGCATAGACGCGAACCTTAGCAGTCTTAGTGCCTTCAACAGTGGCATTAGACAAGACCAATTGCAGTGTGGCGTTATCAATTCTGGAGAAATTGCACGTGCCTGAGGGTTGGTGTTCCTCTGGACGAAGAGCGAACGAATAAACGTTAATACCTTCATCAGGATTGCGGGTGTGGGATTGGTAAGGTTGAACCCAAGAGAAGTAGGTTCCTTCACGCTCAGAGAAGCGGTCTTGGCCGTTAAGTTGAAGCTTAGCGGTGACGACAGGATTTTGACCCCAACAGTGCATGTCCAAAGAGGTTTCAGAAAGAACGAATGTTCCAGCATCAGAGACTCCGGAGTTGTCAAGGTGAGGAGAAGTAGTTCCAGATTGAAGCGAGTCAATGACGGATTGAGGAAGACCAGCAGTGTTCAAAGGAACTTGTTGACCTCCAAGGTTAGCTTCGTTGTAAGGATTGGAAGGACCGTGCCAGTAACCAGTGAATGCAGCTCCAAATAATTGGTCAGCAGAAGGTTGGTAATCGAGGGCACCAGCATCTTGGAATAATCCACGAGCATCAATATAAGCACGGGAATCAGCAGCAACAGAGGCAGGTCCACCGAAAGCATGGATAGCATTAGGAAGAGCATCAATAGCATCAGTGTAGTTGAAAGGTTGAGCACCAAGAACCTTGAATAAGAGAGCATCACAAGTTAAGGATGAGCAGTAGTCAACGTTTTGGTCAGGTTGGACAACCCAGATGAGCTCCTTAACAGGGTGGTTGAAGTTGAGCTTAATCTTGTTAGAAGAAGAACCAACGGATTCATCACCAGTGAATTGGAGTTGAGTAATCAAGTACTCATGAGGGTTTTGAGCCATTCTGCGGCGTTCATCAGTGTCAAGGAAGACATAATCAACGTATAAGGAAGCAGCAACCAAAGATTGATTGTAAGCGATAGTGGCAGGAACTGGGCGACCAACAGTGTATTGACCAGGAGCACCACTATAAGGACTTGTATTGCAGTTCAATGTGGTAACAGCCCACAAACATTCATCAATAGGTCTGATATCAAGGTTAATCTTGACTTCGTGATATTGAAGAGCAATTAAAGGAAGGGCAAGACCAGGGTTGGTGCAGAACCAGAATTGAAGAGGAACATAGAGAGTTGTTTCAGGAAGAGCGTTACGAGGAGCACAAACTTGACGAGGAGCCAAGGAGTCACAAGGGGATTCAACATCAGAGAAAGAAGGGTCAGTGATGAAGGTAAGTTGAGTGGTGTTACCAATCATCTTGTAGTAACCACGTTGTTGTTCAGAGGTCATTGTCAATTGGTTCCAGATGTGCATCCAGTCACCATATTGACGGTCGATTCTTTGACCACCAATTTCGACTTCAACCTGGGCAATTAATTGCTCACCAGGGAAATCGAGCCAACGGGCATAGACACCAGTATTTTGTCCACTGGAGTAGTTTCCGAGACCCATAAGCTGGTTAATCTCAGGAAGAGTAATTTGTAAGTAAGTGCGGTAAGCCAAATCTCCGTTTCTGGAGATAACACATTGGACACGACGTCCAAAATCAGCTTGACCATTGAAAGTTTGTTCGATTGATTCGATGGCAAAGTTAGTATATCTACGATAAGTAACTTTCCAGAAAGTAATTTGAGGATTACCAGTAAGGTACACATCTTGTGCACCGTAAGCGACTAATTGCATAAGGCCTCCACCCATTTTATAATATTGCTAAAGAAAATAATTTTAGAAATTTAAATTAAATTAATTAAATTAAATAATTTAATTAATATGATAATTTTTGTTAAAAAATATTTAAGAAAAAATTTTATTTAAATCTAAATTAGTCTTCATAAATTTCATCAAATATGTGTCTTCGAGGACTTCTTTTTTCCCTTCATGTGACTTAGCGAATACATACGACTCTCCTCGTTTTTTAACAGACCATCCTTGCTCTATGGAATTAAAAAGTAAAAGCATTTTCTGGAATTTTATGCCATCTACTTTTAAATCTCCATTTTCTAAATCTTTTAAGGAGTCTAGATTTATTTTAAATTCCATTAAAGTATTTTTATATAACTTTATATTTCTTTAAACTAATTATCCACATTCTGTTTGAATTTTATTTTCTAAATTTTTTATAATTTTATTATTTTCTCTAATTTCATTTGTCATATGACAAATACGTATATTTAATGATAAAATTTCTTCTTTCAAATATTTAATTTCTAATTGAGTTTCACGATGTTTATTACTAAAAGTGATGTAATCATAAATATTATTAGCACATGATACACCCGCCATAATTGTTAAAATTGTCAATGGTTCCATTTAATTTTTAGTTGTTTTATATTTAAATTAATTATTAATATCAATTTTTTTTTTTATAATACCTAGAATAATGTAGTTCTTCTTTTTCTAAAATTTTAAAATTACTTTTAATAATATCTTCGTTATCATTTGAATAATATATATTTCTAATTTTATATCCCTTTTTTTCAGGTAATTTTTTCATAGTTTGTATACAATTTGCACACGGTTTTGAATTTTGCAATTTATTTTTTTTTGACAATCTTATAACTAATAAGTTAACAGATTCTAAATTTTTTTTCCTCTCTAAAGGTTTAAGTTTATTAATTGCATCATGTTCAGCATGAACACCTGGTTCATTACCATCAGAGTCACCCATTTTATTAAATCCAAAACTCAAAATATTAATCTTTCCCTTTTAACAATTTCCCTTGTAAAATACAAGCAACATGATTATAATTTCCGCATAAACATGACGAAATTTTATTTTGTCCTTTCTCATAGAGGGAAATATCTGTATCAGACGGTAAACAGAAACGCTTTAAAAACATAGTATCAAATATTTGATTCATGATATTAATATTAATATGTGCAATAATAGTTTTAAATTATAATCAATTTTATTTTCTATTTAATTTAAATAAATAATTTCTCTATATTATAAATTAAATAAATAGCTATTTTAATATTAATAAAGCTATGCCATCTTTTAAACCAAAATCAAGTAAAAAGATAAAATTCAATAAAAAATCAGCAATTACTCTAGATACAAAGCATAAGGAATTTTTAAACGAGTTTTCAAAAGACGAAGAGATAATATTTGATAATAAATTTGAAATGTCAGAATTAAAGACAAAACTTCAAGAAAATTCAAATGAATTAACAATAGAAGAAAAGTTGGAAATGAATGACCGTATAATTGAATTAAAAGAAAATATAAAAGAAACAAAAATAAAAAAAAAAGATTATTTACTAGACAATTCAAAATATATATTTGAATATTTTGAAAATAAAAAAAATATATCTACTGGAGTAAAATCAGAATCAGTTTCTAATAAATCCAAAATTGTAAATAATTTTTTTAAAATAAAAGAGGAAATTGATAATGAGTCGAATTTAATAAAAAAATACAATAATAACATAGTTTTAAAATATTTAAGTAATGTCAGTGATGACTTTTTAGATATTAATAATTTTGTTTATCAAACAGATATATGTCAATTTTGTCATAAGGGCGAATTAATACCTCTTGAAGAAGATGGTATAATGATTTGCAATATTTGTTCAAGAAGTATACCATATCTTATTGAAAATGAAAAGCCGTCATATAAAGAACCTCCAAAGGAAGTCTGTTTTTATGCTTATAAACGCATTAATCATTTTAAAGAGATTCTTGCACAATTTCAAGGTAAAGAGACAACACAAATTCCTCCTGATGTTATTGAAAATATTAAGCTTCAAATTAAAAAAGAGAGAATTACTATATTACAAATTACAAATTTAAAAACTAAAGAAATTCTTAAAAAATTAGGCTATAATAAATATTATGAACACATACCATTTATTAAAGATAAGTTAGGAATAAAACCACCAATTATGACTCCTGAATTAGAAGAAACACTTTGTAATTTATTTATTGAATTACAAGCACCATATTCCAAATTCTGTCCAGATGATAGAGTCAATTTTTTGAACTATTATTATACAGCATACAAGCTTTGTGAACTTTTAGGAGAAGAACATTATTTAGAGCATTTTCCAATGTTAAAAGACCCAGAAAAAAGAATGGAACAAGATATAATTTGGCGAAAAATTTGTGTAGAATTAGATTGGGAATTTATTCCTACTGTTTAAAAATTAATTAGGTTTATACGGAAAAATTTTTAACATATTAGTGTTATAAATAGAATAATTGGGGTCATTAGTATTTGCACCTACTCCATTACCAAAACACATACCACCTCGTTGTTTACGTCTACGTGTCTTTTTCCCCTTTTTATTAAGTCTCTTCTTAGATTTTTTTCTACGCCTTCTTCCTCCAAATTCATTGAATGATTCATCTGGACTTGTTGTATATCCTGACATATTACTTGTATTTAAATCAGATAGATGTAATGAATCTTGAGATTCAAATGAATTATCCATACTAACATCTAAGTTATGTTCGTCATCATCCGCATGAGGAATTCCTTCTAAATGCTCTGCAGGTTGATTGTCAAAAATATTTTCATTTAATAATTCAATCATTACTTTTTCTGTCATATCATCAGAATTACCATTAAAACCATTGTCTCCTCGATTCATTATCGTATTAACTGTTTGCATAACATCATTAAATGAAACACCTAAATCTGTCAAACTTTCAATTTGGTATTGACTAAAACCGATATTTTCTAATTGTTGTAATTCTTCTTGAATGAAAGACCCGCCTTTCATTGTTCTACGACGATGTCTATGTCTTTTTTGCGTTCTTTTTCTAGTATGTCTATTTTTTTCCATAATATATATTACAATTAGATTTAAATATATCTCTCTAAAAGTTGACCTGATTTATTGAAAATCCAAATCTCATATTTTAAGCCTAAATCTTTTGATGCTTTTTGTTTTTCAAATACATTGTTTTTTTCTTGATTTGTAAATGTAGATTTTACTTCAACGCATCTATTTTGAGATTTAATATAAAAATCAACATAGTGTCTGCGTCGTTTTCCTGCTTTATCGTTATACCAAATTTCAGGAACTTCATTTCTTTTTGTGAATATATCGTCTTCATGAATTTTTTCTATAGAAAGTAAATAATCCAACATAAAATTCTCATAACCTTGAATAAATATTATTTTTCCAGAAGGTAAAGTGTATGGTTTTCTATTATACGCATTTTTCATCATTGTTTCGGATACTTCTGAATTTTGTGAATGATGAGGCACTCCATATCTCTTTAAATTTGTTTGAACTACCTTATTTTTAAATTCTTCTGTTTGTAAAAAATGTTTTACTCCATATAGTTGGAGGTTAGTATTCATAGTTTTTTCTCTAATATCTTTGTTTTGTTGTGGATTTTCTACACCATATTTAATTAAGTTTGTTTGTTTAATTTGTTCTCTAATTTCTGGTGATTTTAAATGACACGACACGCCAAAGTTTTTAATACAAGTATCTCGTTTTTTATTTTTTATTATTTCAGATTGTGAATTATGTTGAACTCCATATTTATTTATAATTGTTTGTTTTTGTTTGTTTTTAAAATTTGCATTTTTCATAGGATTATTGACACCATATTTTTTTATATTAGTTTCTATTATTTTTAGTTTGCCATTCTCTTTACTACACTCTTGACAATAACCATTTATCTTTAGTAACTCTCTAAATGGTTTCTGAAAATTATTTTCACAGCAATCGTCTTTACAAATACCTTGAATTAAACTGTCTCTGTTAATAAATTTATCTGAATAATCATCAAGTAATAAAATATTGTTTCTATCGCAAAATTCTATTAACATATTTATGTCGTATTTTACTTTCATTTCTCTTATTTTATTATTAGCAACTTTGCTCATACAATTTTGACAATACGCACCTGTTTTAACAAGTTGTCTAAAATTTTTTGAAAATTCATCAGAACATTCAACGCATTTGAATTCAATCGAACTCTCTCTTTTTATACTAAAATTATTATAATCATTCTTAAGTAATATATTGTTTTCATTACAATATGTTAATAGTGTATCGCTATTATACTTCATATCTTAAGATATAAAGTATGTTTAAGTCATTTTCATAAAACCATAAATTATATTATTTTATGAAATATTTTTTACCTTACCATAAATGCTTAGAAACCCCGAGGAAAATTTACGAGGTTTGCTCCAATTCCAAATCCGGCACCTCCTCTAGCGGATGCACCCATAGATGGAATATAAGTGTCAAGAATGCTAAATGTGGCAGCAGCAGTTAAAGCAATCAAAACAATTTCCTCAATATTCAAAGAACGTTTAGGGATAGCATATGCAGCAATAGCAACCATTAAACCTTCAACAAGATATTTGATAATTCTCTTAACAAGTTCACCAACGTTTATTAATCCGTTCATTATACTAAATGTTAAGAAAATATAATTTATGCGCTAAATAACTTAAAAATAAATAATTTAATTAATTAAAATGGATCGTTCTAAAAACAAACAAGCTAAAAAATCTGGTTTTGAAAGAAAAGAAACAAATGGAAAAGTTAATCCTAAATATGTTGATTTATTAGAAGAAGATAAGTCTATTGCAGGTCAAAAATTTGTATGTATGTCTTTTTGTTCCCCTGAAAAAATTCTTAAAGAGAAGGAAATATTCTTTTTTCAAGAATTCCTAAAGAATTGGGAATTCAATAAGTCAATGGAAAAATTTTTGCAATTTATTAATTTTATTTCTTTTAAATACAATTTATCATTTGAAGATTTGAATAAAGATTTTAAAGATTTTGTTCAAGAGGAAAAGGACAATTTAGCTAAATCAAATTTATCAGATGATTATAAAACTTATCTAGATAATCATGAAGATGAATTACAAAAGAAATTTGATGTTCAACATAATTTCCAAACAAGTACAAGAGGATTAAAGGTCAGAGGTGTGTATCCAACTGAAGAAGAAGCTGAATTAAGATGTAAAATGTTAAGAGAAATTGACCCAAATCATGATATTATGGTTGGACCTGTTGGAATGTGGATGCCTTGGGACCCTGAAGCATATAAGACTGGTCGTGTTGAATATATGGAAGAAGAACTTAATCAATTAATGCATGAGAAACAAAAGAACGAGTCTAATGCTAAGACTGCATTTGAACAACGTGTTAAAGAAAGTAAACAAAATGCTATTGAAGAGAATATTAAGAATGCAGAAAAAAGTGGTAATACGTTGTCTCAAACTATTGATAAAAAAGGAAACTTAATTGGTGTAAATAATTCAAGCACTCAAGAATTTGCATTAGGAGAACAAGAAAATATTTCAACTGCTGACATTTGTAAGGAATTATTTGAAGGAGAAAATATTGTAGTTGGAAAGAGTGATAATGGTCAAAGTTTATTAAAGTCTGGACCATTTGCAAATAAAAAATAAATAATTTAATAAAATGATTTATAAATTCTATTAAATTATACATTATAGTCTGTAAAGTTTTGTCCATTGTCACTATAAGATGGTCTTTGTTTACCAATTCTTATCTTAAAATAATACCAATTATCTTGTTTCTGATAGTCTTTCCATATTTGGTCATTAGCATATATCCAGTGGCGTTTAGTACTATTTAATAAAGGCATTGCCAATTCATAAAGATTAATTAGTTTTTCAAAATAATGATTATTAACTATATAAGCTGATGCAGTAGCTGAATACACTATTTTTCCTAAAGTCTCATTATTTATTTCTTGAAATTCGTGTAAATTATATGCTAATTTACATACATCATAATTAATTTCACTTTCAAAAAATTTTGTCAAATTATTTTCAAATTCTTCTTTTGAAACTAGAAATGTAAAATCATCCTCAAGTATTAAAACATTTTTATATCCTCGTTCCTTTGAAATTTTTAAAACCCCTAAATGAGACAAACCACAACCATAAATTCCAAAATCTGAAGTTTCAATTGCTTCAAATCGTTCAAAAGACAAATCAAAATTATTCAATTCATTTTCAATTTCCAAACGTCTGTCTGTTCTTTTATTTAAATTGATGTAAAATATTTTATCAATATTATTAGACATTTATCTTTACTTACATATTATCTTTAAATTAAATTTTAAAGAAAATATTGTGGTATTTCACCATAATAATAATAATCGTTTATGAGTGTTTTATTTTTAACCCATCTACTCATTTTTCTCTCCTGAGAGAGAGAAATCAAAACTTTATAGTCTTTATTTATATAAAAAATTTTTCCTATAAATTCTTTCGATATGATTTTTTGGGTTGAGATTTCAAACATAGTGATTTGAAACATTTTATTATTAATAAAATTTTTTATATTTAATAGTTAGAATAATTATTTCTTTATTATGACTACCTCTATTATCTTTTTTGCTTTCCCAACAGAGAAAGCAAAACTTTATAGTCTTTATTTATATAAAAATTGTTTTCTAACAATTCTTTCGATATGAATTTTTGACTAATAAAGTCGGCATTTAAAATACGCGTTGCTCTAAATAACACTATAATAATAGTCATCTATTATATTTTTATTTTTAATATACCTGCTCATTTTAGCAGAACAAATTCCTTCCATCTCTGCTGCTTTTGCTATTGTGTCCCATGTTGATAATAATTCGTTTGTAGTTTTTTCTCTTTTATACACCTTTTTGCCAGTTGATGATGTAATTTGTTTTTGAATATATGGTTTTTTCAAAGAAACGCCGTAATAACCTTCATTAGATTCACCATCAGTCCAAACGGTAGCTTTTAAAGTATATGGTGATTCATTTAAGTAAATTTTTATTTCTTTCATATCATTATCTGTTAATTCTTTATTAACGCTTGTTTTCCATTTTTGATATTCTCTCAATAGCGAAGAGTTTAATATCTTTCCGCAATCTGAAAATTCACACGAATTAAAAATAAAATTTTCAACATCTGAAATATTGGAAGTTTTTTTATATTCAACTGATTTTAATTTAATGCCCATATACCCATGATTTCCATCAATTCGTTTTGGTTTGAATCTTGTATCTAAATAATTTTTAAGAGCGTGAAATGCTTCTTTGGTTGGTTTGACTTTGCTCCATAACCGATATCTTCCTTCCAAATTTACAGACAATTCTTGCACATCCGGTCTAACAATACAAATTTCATTCACAAAATTATTAAATTTTTTATTTATTTCATCTTCAGGCAATAAAATGTTTTGATAAACCGATTCTTCATTAATCTTTATAGAATCAATAAGTTTATGCTGTTTATCAAGTTTTTCTCTCAAATTGTTAATTTCAATAATTTGCTCCAAACTATTTTTTTCAAGAAGAAGAATTTTTTCATTCGATAAATTGTTTATTGACTCTAATTCTTCATTGCGTTTTGTAAGCTTATTAAAGTTTTCAATACTATAAATTTTGGATTGTATAATTTCTTTTATAATTTTAGTTAATTTATCAATAGTAAAAATATCATTATATGCAATAATTTCTATTTTATTTTTGTCATTAATTTTAATTGTTCTTAATTGTGGTTTAATTTTTGAATGATTTTTAATGAGATTTTCAATTTCAACTTTGTTATGAACTCTAAATGCATTTTTTAGATTAAAATTGATATAATGCTTATGATGATAAGAAACTCTATTTGATAAATCATTTGTATGACCAAATTTAATAAATTTCTCTCCATTTTCATTTGTGTCATCAATTGTTCCAAAATAAATGCATTCTGTATTTACTGGAAACTGACTAATTAAAGCTTGTTCTACTTCTTTTTGTTTTTGATTAATAAGTTTATCTTTATTTTGTAATTGTAATTTTAATTGGTTGCATTCCTCATTAATTGTTTCTTGTAAAATTTGTTCTAATTTGATATAATATTCATGAATTTCGTCAGCTTTTTTTGTTCCAGCCTTTAGACAAAATTTTTTAAATGTCTCAATGTTCAATGAAATTTTTTTTATATTATGACCACCTCTTCCTTTTTTTTGCTCCTCATTTTGGAGGAGCAAACATTTGTAATCTTTATCAATTTTAAAAAATTTTTCTAACAATCTTTCCGCATTATACTTTTGATTAAAATCAAGCCATTTCCAGACACTATCTAAATCAATAACAAAATCTTTTACAGTATCGCAATTTAAATAACAATAAAAGCTTGATAAAAATAATTGTTGTTCAAAATCTGTAAAATTTTCTTTAATTTTTGTCAATAATTTAATATTATAGTCATTTGATAACTTAGTTATTGGGTTATCTTCGATAAGTTTAACAATATCTAATTGCTCCATTCAATTATACATTAATAACAATTTAGTCTTTAAGTTATTATTAATATTTTGTTTTTGTTTTAAAAAGTAAAATCAAAATATTGATTTACCTAAAGGAGGAGCAAAAATTTACCACCCAGTAGTCTTTTTAACACTAATTCTAGGACCACCGCCGCGTTTTTTTGTTTTAGAAGGGTCATATTGTTCTTCCTGGTCTTCATCTGGTAATCCCTTAGATAATTCCCAGAATTCTTTTGAACCTAATCTGAAATCATTATGATTGTCAGCTTTGTAATAAAATACTTGGTCACTCAATTTATTAGATTTGGAGTTATTATTAATAACAAGACACTCATAATTTTCAGTGCATTGGTCCATAACCTGACAAAATGCTTCGAATGTTGGAAACATACCGGCATAGTTCTCATAAATTCGTTTTCTATTTGCAATATAATTTTCTCGAAGAATGAAAACATAATCTATATTGGTTCTCAGTGTGGGAGGAATACCTAATGGGTACTGCATTGTGATGACTAACATGACCTTCCAGTGCCTACCGTTCATAAATAATAAACGCATTAACTTATCACGAGACCATGTATTGTCATATAAACAATCATCAAGAATAACAAATGCTCTTGGGTCGATTGATGAGCGTTTATATGTATCCATCTCCTTTTTGACTTGTTTTAATACGGTTCGCTGACGCTTTAAGATGTTCTCAATAATAGCTGAATTATACTCATTGTGAATAAATAATCTCGGCACCATTTTACCGTAAAAACCGTTACCTTCTTCAGTTCCAGATATCACGGTTCCAATAGGAATCTCTTGTTGATACCATAATAAATCTCTAACTAAAAATGACTTACCTGTATCACGCTTACCAATTAAAACAACAACGGGACCTTTATTTTCAGTAGCTTTAAATTGTATGCTTTTCATATCGAATTTTCTAAGCTCTAAAGTCATTATATAATATTTTGTAATAAATAATATCTAATTAAACGAAATAAACCTGAATTACCAGTACTAAATATTTAATAATTTGATAACAATATACTTGTAAATGGTTCGCGTTTTATTAAACCTTTATTTTTTTATTATATGCTATTATTTCCTAAATCAAACGAAGTCAAAGTTTTGATTGTTAATTACTTTTAGAAAGATTAAAAATACTTTAATCAAATAATTAGTTAAAAACAAAATTAATTTATATTTTAATTCACTAAAGATGATAAGCATAAATTATCAAAAAAGGAAAAATATTGAATTATTTAAACATTTTGAGGAACCAACTTCACTTTTTCTCTCTAAAACTCAAAACTATATACCTATTTATGCAAGATTTTTCAATTTAAATGATACAAATTATAATAGTATTAATTTGAATAATAAATGGTTTATTTCAAGCATTAATACCGAAAGAAATAATGAAGAAAATGATAATCTTTTTATGTGTAGAATCAAAAATATGGATAATAGTAAGGTAAAGGATAGAGAAGTTTTCTTTAAGATGGCTCCTTTGTTAGACCCATATAAATATATGATTGGTAAATATGATATTTCAAATGAAAAACTATTTAATCTACCAAAACTAAATTCAACTATGGAAGATTGTAATGCCAAGTTTATTGATAATAATAACGCAGGATATGTAGATGGTTTGTTTTTATTTTTATCAAGTCAATTAAGAAATACATTTAAATTTATTCATGGTGTAGATTATTATGGTTCTTTCTTAGCAATCAAAAATGATTTTAAAATAAATGTTTTTGATGATATAGATTACCTTAATAATTCTGAATTTTTTAATAAAAATAAGAATATTTTATTTAAGATTGACGAATATGAGCATTTATTTCAACAAGAACAAACAAAGTTGAAACCATTAACGATAGGTAATAATATAAGTTTAAAATCTTTAGCTTCGGTTGATAATGAAATATTTGATGAAGTGTTTGATGAAGAAAATACAATTGACTTAAATTACCTTAAGGATATGTCTATAGATTTAGTTGATATAACTAATTCTAATAATACTAATATGCATATAGATAATCAGGTTACATTGAAATCTAATTCTACATGTTCATCCCGTTCATCTCATACTAATGATGAAGACTTAGAAGATTGTGAAAATTGTGATGAAGATAATGAGGTATTTGATTCTGGTTCAGAAAAAAATGGAGACAAAAATAGTGATACAAGTGGAGAAAAAGATGATGATGATGATGATAATGATGATGATGATGATTTGGATGAAGAAGAAGAAAGAATTAATGTTACAATTCCAAAATTTCCTGTTCAAGTTATTGGAATGGAATATTGCAAGAATACATTTGATGATTTGATTTTAAGCAATGAATTATCTGAAGATGAGTGGTTATCAGCATTTATGCAGATAATTATGATTTTAATAACTTATCAAAAAGCATTTAATTTTACACATAATGATTTACATACAAATAATATAATGTATAATGAAACTGATAAGAAATATTTGTATTATTGTTATAAGAAAAAGTATTATAAAGTTCCAACATTTGGAAGAATATTTAAAATTATAGACTTTGGTAGAAGTATCTTCAAATTTGATGGAAAAGTTTTTTGCAGTGATAGTTTTCAAACGGGAGGTGATGCAGCTACTCAATATAACACTGAACCTTATTTTAATGAGAAGAAACCAAGATTAGAACCTAATTATAGTTTTGATTTATGTAGACTAGCATGTTCAATTTTTGATTATGTGATTGATGATTTTGAAGAAATGAAAGACTTAAGTAAAATTAACGACCCTATTAAACGTATGATTTTCGAATGGTGTTTAGATGATAAAGGTATTAATATTATTTATAAGACCAATGGTGTAGAGAGATATCCAGATTTTAAATTATACAAAATGATTGCAAGATGTGTTCATAATCATACACCACAAGCTCAATTAGAAAGACCAGAGTTTGATAAATTTTCAAAATTCAATGGAGATATTAAGAATATTGATGAAATAATAAATATAGATAAAATTCCATCACATGTTTAGAATTATTTTATTAATGATAATCCATAATAGATTTTATTTATATATATATTATGGATAACTTTGGATTTATAATAACTAGGCATGTTAATTCAGTATTAACAAATAAATATTGGAATCATAGTGTTAAGCTGTTAAGAACGTTATATCCGTTAAAAAAAATAGTTATAATTGATGATAATAGCAACTATGATTATGTTAAATCTGAATTTGACTACAAAAATGTAGAGATAATACAATCAGAATTTCCTGGAAGAGGTGAGCTTTTGCCATATTATTATTTTTTAAAATATAAATTTTTTCAAAATGCAATCATTATTCATGATAGTGTTTTTTTTCATAAAAGAGTAAATTTTGAAAAATTAAATGGAATAAAAGTTATTCCTCTATGGTTTTTTTACTCAGATAAAGAAAATATTGAAAATACTAAACGAATAACTTCTTGTTTAAAAAATAATTTTATATTAGATAGTAAAATTAATAAAGAATTAAATGTTCTTGGTTTATCAACAGATAAATGGAATGGTTGTTTTGGAGTTCAGTCATATATAAATTTATCATTTTTACAATCAATACAAGATAAATATAATATAATCAACATGATTCATGCTGTTAAATGTAGGGAAGATAGATGTTGTTTGGAGAGAATTTTTGGATTAATTTTTTGCACAGAAATTCCAGAATTATTTAAAAAAAAATCATTATTTGGGGACATCATGAAGTATGAGAAATGGGGTTATACATTTGAACAATATATGATTGACTTAAAAAAAGGCACTATACCAAGACTTGTTGTCAAGGTTTGGACCGGTCGCTAATTGTTAAATGTTTTGCTGGATGATGCACATGTTCCGCCTATATAATAAACATCATATTTAACATTTATTGGTTTTGTTTTTGAATTTGATGAGTAAGTAAAAGACCAAGATAAATCTGCATAATTTACACCTTTTGTGGTTATACAAGTGTATATACTATCTTCATATTGAGCATAAGCCCCTCGGTTAATGCTTAAATCCTGTGGAAATATATTAATTGGTTGATTACCAGGACCACCTAAATGGTTTGCTAAAATATGTCCGGCATCACAATCCTGAACACCGTCATCATCCAATGAACGCGCATAATTTTGTGTGCATGTTGTGGTGTCAGTTCCTTTGTTCATATTTTGTATTGAAACACTAACACTTGCAGACGATATCACAGGTATATTATTATGTAAAGTATAATAATATGTTCCACTAGTTCCACCTCCAATTGTTAGCAAATTTTTGCCTTCTACTGGACATGGAACTGTCGTACAATAGCAACTTGTTGTCGAATTATACGCATTTATTCCTATTTTTACACCTTTTCTCATTTAAAACGCCCATTTTACTGGACAAAAAATAAGAAAAAGTGTAAAATCAATAGTAGGAGTTTCACCTACGATGGTCTAACTTTTTCCTCTTCCTTTTGAGTATTTGAAGAGGTGAAAGACGAAATTTGAAAACATAATGGTCTTTGTTGTTTTTCTATCCAACATTTTGCTAAATTCATTATGTTTATGGAAGAGTTCGCATCTCTTGTTCTAAATACGGTTTGTTTGACTTGAGGTCTCACGCAGTTAGAGCAAACTAAAAGACGAAATTGTTTCTCTCCATTTTTATGTCTGTAGTAATCCAAGTTATTATAACATTCGCAACATTTCTTACTTGTATTACATTCATTAATAGTAATTGTATCGTATTTCTTATGGATTTGTTTTCTTAATCCCTTATTCATGGTAGGCATAAAATGCTTCATTTGAGTGCTTCTTGACCAATTACCATAACCAATAAGAATATTTTCTCCAAAAGTTTCTTTTATTTTATTTAGAAATGTATCTATGGATTTCTTACCATAACTATATTGCCTAAATTTCATTTTTCTCCATGTTTCTCGTTTATAAAATTCAGTTGTTTCCTTATTCAGTTTATCCTTTTCTACAAGATACACTTTGAATTTATTATAATCTACTGATTTACTATTTTGTAATGATAAATGAGTTTCCTTTTCTATGATGTTATTTCGTTTCTTTTCTTCCAATAATATTCGCTGGTTTGTTTTCGCTTTGCTTTCTCGTTTTCTTTGCGGTGCAGTATATTGTAATTTATTACCATTTTTATCCATCATATAAACCAACGAACGCTTACCAGGGTCACAACCAACAACATTCCTTTCCTCCAATGTATCTAATTGTTCTTTTGATAAATCTTCAATATTGTAAAAATCTTGTTCTGGTAAAGTAGGAACTCTTGAACCCCATTTTTTATCCTTCAAATCTTTTCTGATAAATAATAAACAACACGAAATACCATCTGTTTGAATTTGATAATGAAATTGATAATGTTTATTTTTGAATATTGTATTTTTTAAATTCAAAAAATTACACCATACTTCATTTTGGTTTTCTTTTACATTACTTAACAATTCACCCTTTTTTACTTTGTTTCCATCTTTATCTTTGTTAGGACAAAACAAATTTATTAAACTCGCAGTATCTATGATGATATGCTTTGGAATAATATTGTTTCGTAATGGTAATGGTTGAAATAACTTACTTTCCATTTTTTCTAATATTTCATTCATATACAACATTCCTTTCAAATATTCAAAAGGTCTAACTTTCACATCATAATGAATTGTCTTTTTAATTTCAGTAGGTAAAATGTTGGATAAATGAGTATTTTTCCATTCATTAAACATTTCATCAGTTTCATTATTCAAGTTCATAAGTTGATGTTTCAATTTGAATAAAATAGATTTATCTTCAGTTATTTTTGATGTTGTTATATTGATAAATCTTAAAAAGTACTGGATAAAATGTTCTTGAAAATTATTATGTAATGAAGTATGAATTTGTGTTGCTAAATAAGGTAATAAAAATGTTGTATTTTTCAAATTTGTTTTCTCGTGGTTAAGTAAAGGTTGATATTCTTCTTGATAAAACTTGTCTAATGTTTCTAAAAGTTCAGTATCCTTACATTTCTTTCCTCTATTATCCCTTGTTCCAAGTGATTTTATACAATAGGAAATAAAAATTTCATCTAATTCAGGTAAGGGTTGCTTATTTGTATAGCAATTCAAAACATATAACCGAATAAATTGATAAGTGTGAATAACTAAATTGTTCATTTCAAAAACCAAATTATTTATATCAGGTTGTATCATTTCACAATTCAATAAAATGGTTTTGAGTGGTATTTTAAATGTTTTGTAAGCGGATTTATCATTATTCCTAAACTCTTTGAATTCATCCTTCAACTTTTTCTTCTTTCCTTTCATTCTATATATTTACTAAAGATTATATTTATATAAATTTTGACGCAATATTTTATATAAATTTCCTAAATGTTTTCTTTTATTTTCTGTAATTTTTCCTTTTTATTCAAATAAGCAGTTTTAGCATATTCTTTCTTTTTTTCAGGCGAAACTTCATATACATAATTCGTTTTTTTCTTATACTCTTTATTTTTATTTATAATTTCGTCTTTATGATTTTCATAATAAGTTTTACTTCTTGGAGGTGCTGTATAATTTTTTAGTTTTTCTTTTAATATACTATTTTCTTGTTTTGTTTTTTCTAATTCTTCTTCTAATTCTTTAATTTTATATTCTTCATTCATTTTTGACTAATAAATAATAAGAATATATTTTTAAATATTTTTATTATTAAATTATAAAATGGGCGTTTTAAATGAGAAAAGGTGTAATAAATAATATTTGATTTTAAATTTAAAATGTAGGATTATCAGTAAAAACAGGGGTAACTTTTTTACCTGCTCCAGCTGTCATAATTGGATTGATTTGCTCCATTACAAAATTAGCTAAAATTACACTGAAATAAACTAAAAGAGTATCTCTAATTAAAAGCTTTAATGGTTTACTTTCTTTTTCAATATATCTCATTTCTAAAAATTTTATTACTAAAAATGTAAGTGAAATTACTGCTGCTATTATAAATATACTAGTCATTTATTAATTTATCGAAGAATAATCTTATTAATAATTTTACGCAATTTACTCTAAAATTTCTATTTCATCTATCAATAAATCTGGTAATAAATCTAATTTTGGTTCTTCAATATTATGAATATCTAAATTATCTAAACTAAAATCTTGGTCTGAAATATTTAATTTAATATTATCATCGTCTTCTTCAGATTCTCTTTTTCTTTGCTCATTTCTTATATTACTTATTTCTTCTAATCTATCAATATTTTTTGGTGCATTTATTTGAGTTACGCCATTATCTGATTTTACATAGTCTATATTATTGAAACTGACACCATTTTTTTGTAATCCAGATGCAGTAACAGCAGGTGCGTTTTCTATAATTGGTTCATGAGTTACTTCTTCTTTTATTTCTTCAATAACATCTTCTTCAACTGATTCATCCATATAAGCCTTCAATATAGCTTCAACAGGAATACTTTCTCTCAAGGTATTTAATATACACTCTTGAACAATAACTTCTAATTCTCTATAATTTTTCTGAATCTGCAATGGTTCAATGCCATATTGGAATAAATATACATTCTTATAAACCTTTCTGGCTACATTGATATAAACTTTATGAACAAAATCGTCTAATTTAGGTACATTAATATCAATCTTCTTTTGTTTTTGTCCAACTCTCATAGCTGTTAAAACTTTTAGTTGAATAATATGAACACATGTCACTAAATCTTCTAAATAATTACAACCGGATTTTTCGCATATTCTTTTTCGCTCATTTTCAACAATTTGCTGATTCCATTTTGGAATTCGAGAGATTAAATTCTGAAAGGTCATTAAATATTTATCCATCTCATTATTTTCTTTACACATTTTGATTGATTCTTCAAGAATAGATTTATAACCATCAATTACTAAAGGCGTTAACAGAGTTACTAATCTAGCTCCCCATTCATTTTTAGACTCATGAAGCGCACTAACATTAAAGTCATCCATTTACATAAAACTTATATTTTCTAAACATAATTCTGAACTTAAAAAGATAAAATTTAATATAAATAATATTAATAATTTTTCATTCCTAAATTCTCTCCTTACACGATTAAAACATATCAATAATTCGTATCGTCTTTCTGTTGTTAATAAATTTTCAAAAAATTTTGAACTTTCTAATAATAATATTATATCTAAAGCACTATATCCTTTTTCATAAAATTTTAAACATAATATCATAAGTTCATCTAATGTTATTTTTTTATTTATTTTATTCAATTCTTTTGATAGAGCATATGACTTCTGAATTTTTATATCTTTCATTTTAAAAATCTCATTTAAATTATATTTATACAAGTTAATAGTCTGACCATTGATTACCGGTTCAGGAACATATATTTCACAAAATCTTGAAATAATAGGTTTCATTAAACTATATTTATCTTCAGCCACAATAAAAAAACGTGTATTATGACTAAATAACTCTATACATCTTCGTAATGCTGATTGAGCATCCATTGTTAATTTGTCTGCATTTAATAATATTATACTTTTAAAATTATTACCTCCATTTGAATTTATATGTGTTTTTGCAAAAAATTTAAGTTCTTCTCTAATAAATTTAATACCTTTACCATGTGAACAATTTACATACATAATAAAAGATTTTATTTTCACTCTGTCATTATCATAAATTTTACTAATAAATTCATTCACAATTGAACGTTTACCACTTCCTGTTGGTCCATGGAAAATAATGTTTGGTATTTTATGAATTTCATGAAAGTAATTTAATTTTTCTTTTATATTTTGATGAATAATTAATGACATTAAGTTACTATATTTTACGAAGTGTTTTTATATTTAAATAGAACGTATTAATTTATTTAATTAAGTAATTAGTAAGCAATTAGTAAGAAATTTATAATTACATATATATTATTATCAATCTAATAATAATAAACTCTTATTAGATTGATAAAATTCCAAAAAAGAACGAACACATTTAGGATAAGAGGTTGATTTCATCATTATATAAAATATATAATTATTACTTTAAGCATTTTTATAAATTATTGAAAAAATATTTATAAAAAATATTTAATTATACAGAGCTTGTTAACGATTGTGTATATGGATTATTTTTAAATGCAGTCAGAATATCAGGATTAATTCTATCGCATCCAGCACATTCATTATAGTATTGAGGTGAATGAATAGCTCCATAAGTCTGGACAGATGGTGGTAATGAACTTAATCTAGAAAATGCTGGATTTACTCTTCCAGAAAATCTATCACAATCATCCTTACAATGAACATTCATCTGTTGATTAAATATTTGTGTTCCTCCTTGATTAGTTCTATTGTAAATAGTTTGTGATTTAATATCATTATTATGTTGTCTATATGCTGATTCATAATTCATATCACCATAACCAGTTGCATAACCACCTGCAGAAGTAAAATATTCACTACTAGTAGTATCTCTTTGTGTCAAATCAGGAGATGTATAATTATTAACATATAATCCTTCTTTTTGATTATTAATATTAAATGTAGAAGCATAGAGTGTGGTTTCTTTAATAGTAGTTGATGTTGAGTCTTGTGGATTATAAACAGGTCCTTTAACCATAGATGATGTTCCTACATCACCAAAAACTCTTACATTATTAATAGTCTCATCTTTCCTTGTGGGCTTTAATATATCCATTAAAGGCGCAATTACAGCACCAATTGCACCACTAAAACCACTTCTTAATGTGTCGGGTTGTTTGACTGTTGAACGGTGGTTCTCATAATTTGTGTGACTTTTAAGAAATTCATTTTTATCACTACCATCACCACGTCCCATAGCAGATGATGGGTTTATTCCACCTTTAAAAGGTTCATGACGTTTAGCAGCTTCATAATTTTGAGGAGCAGATGCTGCTTTTACTTCAATAGAACCGGCTGGCCCCATATAATCAACAGGAATGTCATTTCTTCTAATAAGACCCATCTCCTGAATAGGTCTTAAAGTTTCACCTTTAGATGCTCCAGTAGTAGTTAACCATCTATCTTGAGTATTAATAAAAAATGTATCTGGTCTTTGTTTTTCGACACGACCTAACATCTGAGTTGTTGGAGCGGTTTTAATAAATGAATCAGCTGGACCTTCATGACCTAATAATTCATACTCTAATTTAGGATTAGTATCAACTCTCAATTCGTCTACTGTTTTAGGCAACCATTTATCTCTTGCTTCCATACCAGAATTATAACCATTTGAACCATTTATACCATAACCTTTGTCCAATCCAGGCCCAACCATAATACTATCAAATGGTTTAACATTGTTATTTTTCATAGCAGGATTAACACGTGATTGAAAGAAATCAGATTGATTAGGCATACCATAAGCCCATTGCATATTTTCTTCTGGTTTGAATAAAGGTGCTTGCTCAATTTTTTTTATAGTTTGAGAACCAGAACCAATCATATTATCCAAAACAGATTCAGTAATATTGACATCATATGTTTTACCCTTAACTTTTCCTCCGTTGAAAGGAATCATATTATTATGTTTAAATTGGTCTGAGTTTAGATAATTACCAGTTAGAGAGAATATATCCTGTGGATTTTGACCTACTGATACTCCTTTTCTCTCTTTTTGTTGATATAAATTTTGATTAAAGTATTTATCAGTTGCTGTATTTGGATTTGGGTAATTTTGAACTGTATCAGATAATTGATTTATATTTGTTACAGGAAAATTTTGAGGAGGAATATTTGTATTTGGTAAATAATTTCCATGACTTTCACTTTGTCTTGTAGATAAATTTGTTCTAGTTCCCATATTTACAAAATTTTCTTGTGTTATTTTTCTGATTTCTTTTTTAGTGCAATCTTCGTTTTTTTGATTTGATATTACATACATACCACCTAATGCTATTAATGGGAGCGCTATTTCCATATTTATATATATAAAGTATTATATTTTAATTCATATATAATAATCTAAATCTGCCTTTAAAAAGCAAGTAAATTAATGAATTTAATTTATTAAATATTTTGACATGAATTGGTTTGAACACATACTGTTGGACCTCCTACATATCCACCTCTAATTAGATTATAACTTGATGGTAACATTTGTTTTGTCTCATCTAAAACACAATCCCTCTTTGGTGTGAAGTAATCTTTTTCTAAAATTCTTGTACTTAAATTATTTTGAAATGGAATACAAACATTTGATTGTGGATTTAATGGAGGATATTCCCAATCAGTTTGTGCTAAATCTCTATACCACCATGCAGGATTTGTTGCTCTTGATTGTTCTGTTGTTAATGTAGAACAAGTTGGATATTGAATTGCTTGATTTGGCACATCATATCTCTGGTACTCATCTTTTCCTAAACAATCTCTGCTTATATGTCTATTCACACCTCTTAAATCGCTTTCTAAATTTATAGTATTTGTTCTTAAATTTGCTCCCCATTTTTGAGGAATAATTTGCGGGTCTTCCATATAACAAGGTGTATCACCGTTACCAGGAACATTTAAAATCCATCTTCCAGGGTCAGTTGATTGTTGTAGTGATTTTTTTGTTCTACAATCATCATATTTAAATCTTGTAAATGCCATTTTATAATTATATTATATATTTTAATTTAATTTAATTTTAATACTTATTTATTTATTAATTTAAATACTTATTTATTTATTAATTTAAATACTTATTTATTTATTAATAAAATGGATTTTTTAGAAAAACCAACTACATTGTGTTTAAATATGATTGTTAAAAATGAAAGTAAAATCATTAAAAGATTATTTGACTCTGTAATTTCTATTATTGACTCATATTGCATTTGTGATACCGGTTCAACCGATAATACTATTCAGATTATCGAAGAATACTTTAAAGAAAAAGGTATATCTGGCAAAATTGTTCAGGAACCATTTAAAAATTTTTGTCATAATAGAAATTTTGCATTACAGTCTTGTATCGGTTTATCTGATTATGTCATATTACTTGATGCAGATATGATTTTAGAAATTAAAAATTTCGACAAATCTATATTAAATTCTGCTCAAAGTTTTAACGTCCTTCAAGGCAACAATTCATTTTATTATCAAAATCTTAGAATTATTAGAAATAATGGATTATATAAATATGTTGGAGTTACACATGAATATATTGATACTCCACAAAATAATACAATAATTAATTTGAATAAATCTGATATTTTTATAAATGATATTGGAGATGGTGGAGCTAAATCTGACAAATTTGAAAGAGATATTCTCTTACTTACTAATGGAATAAAAGATGAACCAAATAATCATCGTTACTATTTTTATTTGGGAAATAGTTATCATGACTTGGGAAAATATGAAGAAGCTATTCCATTTTATATAAAACGTATTGAATTTGGCGGTTGGCAAGAAGAAGTATGGTATAGTTATTATAGACTTGGATTATGCTATAAAAATTTAAATAAATTTGCTAATGCTTTATATTATTGGCTAGAAGGATATGATTTTTATCCTAATCGTCTGGAAGCATTATATGAAATCATTAAATATTATAGAGAAAAATCAAAACATAAATTATGTTACAATTTTTATAATCTAGCAAATGAAATATTGGAACAGAACTTTAATAAAGATACATATTTATTTTTACATAATAATGTTTATACTTACGAAATATATTATGAATATACAATATTTTCAGCTTATTGCGGAATCAAAAATATTGATAAACAAATAATTACCGTTTTTAATAATTCAAATAATAATATGGAAATTGATAATGTTTTATCTAACATGAAATTTTATAAACAAATTTTACAAAATAAAACACTTTATTATGTCGACAGCTCAATTAATTCAAACATAAATAATGAAAATATTAATTTTGTTTCATCATCTAGTTGTTTAATAAAAAAACCTAATAGTGATGGATATTTTTGTAATATAAGATATGTTAATTATAATATTCAGCCTAACGGTAGTTATATAAATTGTGAGAAACATATTATTTCTATTAATAAATTTGTTGAATTTGATAAAAATTTTAATCTTATTAAAGAAGACTGGTTAGAAGTTGAATTTGATGGAAGACGATATATTGGTATTGAAGACGTTAGAATATTTTATGATAACTATAAAGATAAATTAATTTACATAGGAACTGGATATCATCAAACAAACAATATTGGAATTGTTTCAGGTGATTATGATTTGAATTCTAAAAAACTTATAGTAAATGAATTAAAACAAAATTTTAACAGTTCTAGTTGTGAAAAAAATTGGGTTTTTGTAGATTATAAAAAAGATAACTATATTATATATGATTGGCATCCATTAAAAATTTGTAAATTAAATGAAAATAATACTATTACAGTTTCTGAAACTAAAGAAATGCCAAAAATATTTTCAAAAGTACGTGGCTCAACATGCGGTTTTAATTATACAAAAAAAATAGATGAAAAATCTAATGGCAATATTAAGATTAATATTGAAGAAACTGAAATATGGTTTGTAAATCATATTGTGTCATATGATAATCCAAGGCATTATTACCATATTATTTCTATTTTTGACGCTGATATGAATTTACTTAGATATTCCGCACCTTTTAAATTTGAAGGCGAACCAATTGAATATTGTTTAAGTATTGTTGTAGAAGATAATCAAGTTTTAATAAATTATAGCACATGGGACAGAACAACTCGTATTGGAGTTTACGATAAAAAATATATAGATTCAATCGTAAAATATAGTTAATAGTTATCAATTATAGAATTTGAATGATTACATGGATAAGGCTCAAATAAATCTGGATTTTCTGTATATAAAATATACCACATATTTACTTCCCACATAATTGTACCAGTCTCATTCATAATTTCAATACATTTTTCTTTCATTAAATCTGCAAATTGTAAGAGAATATTTTTATTACCACCAAAAACCCCACCTGCGAAATACCATGATATTTGTCTTAATATATCAATATTATAGTGCAATGATAAATCCCATATATGTCCAATTCGCACTTTTTCATATTGTTTATGGTATAAATTATTTAATTTTTGAATAAATTCATCATCAGACCAATTACATACTTGTTTTATTCCAAAATCAATCCAAATAAAATTATCAGAATGAAAAATATCATTTTCTATAGCTTTTCTTATCCATTCTGTTTTATTACAGATTGTAAACATATATTCAAGTGTATCTTTTGAAGGATTATCTGTATTTAATGTAAAAGTATGTAAATTATTTATATATTTATACAAATAACTCTCATATTTATTATATTTTATGAGAAGGGTTGTATCTTTATCATAATCATTTGGTTGAATTAAATTATACATTTTTTCATCAAGAAAAATTATTTTTGGCGTTGTTGATTGTAAAAGTAATTTACCTAATAAATAATAACTAGTAATATCTCTATCTTCCCTCGAATTAATATCGCTTACAAATGCTGAAACAATTGTGGTCATAAATAAATA